GGTGACCCAATCGGTAGACATTCAGGCGCATCTATATCTACTGAGATACCAAGAGAGAATGTATATGAGTTAGTAAGGTTATTTGTACACGATGGTTATGGTGGTAATATAGAATCGTATCTTATAGGAAAAGGATTTAAATGGTTGAAAGAAAACAAACCACATATAAAAGGATTAATATCTTACGCTGACCCACAAGAGGGACACGTGGGTACAATATATCAGGCTACAAATTGGATTTATCAAGGTAACAAGATTAGACCTAATGATAGTTGGTTATTTAAGTGGAATGAGGGTGGTGAGTGGCAACACGGCAGAACTATATTTCCATACTATGGAACTAACGATGTTGAGAAACTTCGTAACTTAGTTCCTAAAGATTTTTGGATTAAAAAAGAATTAAGAAAGCATAGGTATGTTTACTTGTTAGGAAGTAAAACAGATATACGAAAAGCAAAAAAAGGATTAAAGTATCCTGCATTACCATATCCAAAAGTAAAGGGTATAGAGGATGTAGAGATAAAAAAGATAAAGGTTAATAATGGCTGAAAGAAATAAACCAACATACGTAGATTTTGACTATGACAATTACAAGTGGAAATCAAACATAGACTATCGTAAGAATCCGCACCTATATGAAATAGGTAGAGGACAACAAGGTGTGTTAACTTGTGAACCTTACAAATCAGAACTACATCCATTGTGGAGATTTAAAACACCAGAAGAAGCACAACTATCTTGTAATCTAATTTATATAAAGTTCTTAGAATATATAGAACAAGGTGATTTTGTAGGTGCTGATATGGCTAAGAAATATCTACATATGGGATTCACACGTAGTCGTAGATATTGGAATCATAGTTCAGGTAAAAAATGGATTAATGATGGTGAGTGGAGAGTATTAACTTATGATAGGAATGAACAAAGATTTATGGATAGTAGTCTAATATTTCAAAAATATTGGAAGATGGCTAGAGAAGATACTGAGTATTTAGATATGAAAAAAAACTTTAAAAGAAATAAATGAATACAGCTATGTCAAGAGATAAGTTGTTAGCACGTGGTTATTGCTGTGGTTTGAGTTGTCTAAATTGCCCGTACGACCCACCACATCGAAAAGGTAATAAGACTGTAAGACCAATGGAAAAAAGAATCAGATTAGGTCCTCATTCCAAAGGTGCTAAATCAACCCATTGGGATTTAGATTATATGCCTAAAAAAGAGGTTGAAAAATTATTTAAAAAAAGTGAAAAAAAAGCTTGACTTGTATGGTCAAAATGTATTAAGATCTAGAGTAAAATGAAAAGGAAAAAAACCGAAATGAATAAAACAGTTGTAAAAATCGAAATGTCTGGTAACAGATATAATGCTTGGGATAAGGATGGTAACAAATATACCTCTGATATCTCAAATGGTACTCGTAAGAGTGCTTTTAAACAAGGTATGGCTCTTGAAAAGAGAGAGGGTAAGAATGGTAGGACTTATTGGTGGAAAGTTCCAATGAGTGTTTTTGAAGCAACATCTGCTCCTGTATTTGATGTATCTTCAGTTGATATACCTACCGATCACGCAGAAGTTCTTAACTTTATTCACTCTTCTTATAATCTAAAGCCTGAAGGTTTGGTTATGAAAGAACTAAAGTGGAAGTATCTTGTTCGTTCTGCTGTTCGTGGTAAGAATATTTTGATGACAGGTCCTGCTGGTTGTGGTAAAACTCTGGCTGCTAAATCACTTGTTAACTCACTTGACAGACCTGACTTCTACTTTAATTTGGGAGCTACTCAGGATCCTCGCTCTACCTTGATTGGTAATACTCACTTCGATAAGAAGAAGGGTACTTACTTTTCTGAATCACTTTTTGTAAAGGCTCTTAGGACTCCTAACGCTGTGATTCTACTTGACGAGTTGTCAAGGGCTCATCCTGATGCTTGGAATATCTTGATGACTGTTCTTGATTCAGGTCAGAGATATCTAAGGTTAGATGAGGCAGATGGTGCTGAGACTGTCAATGTTGCAGAGGGTGTTACTTTCGTAGCTACGGCTAACATTGGTAATGAGTATACTTCTACAAGAGTTATGGATAAGGCTTTGATGGACAGATTCATTATTGTTGAGATGGATGTTCTGAATGATGAAGAAGAGTTTGGATTACTTCAGTATATGTATCCTCACGTTGATGGTGATTTACTAAAAGCTATTAGTGAGATATCTCATATGTCTCGTGTGGAATCTAAATCAGAGGCTGGTAAGTTATCGACTGGTATCTCAACAAGAACTTCAGTTGAGATGGCTGCTCTTGTTTTTGATGGCTTCGGACTTGATGAGGCTGCTGAGGTTACGGTTTACCCTCAGTTTGCTGATGATGGTGTTGATTCAGAGAGAACCTTTATTAAGCAGTTAGTACAGAAGTACGTTAATGATGGTTCTGATGAAAACATCTTCAATGAAGAAGTAGAAGAAGAAGCAGAAGTTGAGGGTGCTATATAGCGCCCTCGGCTTATGCCGAAAAATTTTAGGAGTTTATTATGAAAAAAGTATATGAGAAACATTGGGCAAGTCCTACACGAATCATTACTACAAAAAAATATAAACTTACAATGAAAGATTTTTTCAATGTGGGTGAATTTGTTTTGATTTTGTTAGCAGGTTTTTTCTTGTTAAGGATAATGTTTGGTTTTGTTAATGGTATGGAAGCTTGGTCTGAAATGGATAAATTATTAAGGGGTTACTAAATTGAAAAAATTAAATGTTACTGTAGGAATTGATGTAGATGGTGTACTTAGAGATTTTTGTCAAGGGTTAGAGAGAGTAGTAAAAGAAAATTATCCACAATATTTGCCTGAAGATTATACAGGTATAAATAATTGGAAGTTATCAGAGAACTTTAGAGCAAGTAAACCTGATTTACAAAAGATATATTGGGATGATTATGCTAAAGAGATTATGGGTGAATCTCCAGCTTTTGAAGAGAATGTTAAACAGATGAAAGATATGATTTTATGGGGTGAAGATATCGGTGTTAGATTTGTTTGTGTTACTTCACAAAAGCCACACGCTAGACACTTTACAGCTTATTGGTTAGGTAAACACGAACTTAACTTTGATACAATATACTTTAGAAGAGGTTTTGAAAAAGCTAAAACACCTGTAGATTATTTAATAGATGATTCGCCAAATAACTGGCGATATTGGAAAGAGCAAAGAGGTTTTGAGGATGGTTTTATTTTGATGAATGCACCATACAATCAAGATATCGATGCTAAGAATAGAATATTTCAGTTAGATGATGCGGTTGATTTAATAGCAAAATAGGAGATTGATAAATGTTATCAACAAAAGAAAAAAAGAAGTTTAAGTTAGTCTTTGATGTTTATACAAAACATATAATGGGCTCTATCGAAAAAGGTAATGACCCTACTTACGCTCTAAAAAGAGTTGTTAAGTTAGTTAAAGATTACAGAAAAAAGATAGAAATTTAAAAGTCATTTCAAACTCTATTTATAGGTGTAACCTTAATGGAGATTTGTTATGGCAAAAAAACTTGATGCTCGTGAGTATGAAGCAGAACTAATAAAAGTTTTAGATGGAGATACAATCGATTGTTATATCGACTTGGGATTTGATATTAAGATTAAGAAGAGAGTTCGATATATGGGTATCGATACTTGGGAATCAAGAACAAGAGATTTAGCTGAAAAAGAAAAAGGTTTAGCAGCTAAAGCTCGTAATAAAGAATTATTAGAAGGTGGAGTTTTTAAACTTAAATCATTCGGAACAGGTAAATTTGGTAGAGTTCTTGGAGAGATATTTGTAGATCCAGATAATGTAGGTCCTTACATCAGCGAATGTATATTAGATGAGAATCATAGTATAGATTGTACAGCTGATGGTTGGGTAAGTGTGAATGATATCTTAATAGAAGAAGGACACGCTTATGATTACCACGGTGGTAAGAAAAAAGAGTTTAAGAAAGAAATTAAAGAAGAAAAAGAAAACCAAGAAAAATCAGTAAAAGATATATAGAGGTATTGTATTAAATTAAAAGTACATAGGTTACACAATCAAAGTTGCAGAATAGAAAAGGCATCACCGACACTTGGATTAGATAAAGTATCTAATCAGTTTAGAGATGCTTTAAAATATTGTGGTCCTTTTAATCACGCTAACAAAGCAGGTTACTACATCTACCCACCTGTAGATATTACTATAAAGTATGAACAACATCCTGATGAAGTAGGGCATATACAAAAGATGCCTGAACAATCTAAGAGTTTTGAATTATTAGAAATGGGAGCTTGGGATGCTGATAGTTCTTACCTAAAAGATAAAGTATTATCATTCGATGATAGGTACAAAGATACTTTTGAAAAGAATGAAGAGTTATCAAAGATTCTAACTAAGAGAAGTGATTTACTATCATTTGGTAAAGTAGAACAAAACATTATGACAATTTGGACTGGTTGTATATTCGAAACACCACCAGGTTGGGGATTACTAATTACAGACCCAATTAACGATTACTACAGATATAGTAAATCAAAACCATATACAATTCAAGCTGGTATATTAGAAACTGATTGGATGGTATATGATATATGGATTAATATAGCTTTTAAAGAAAACTGCACAGTTAAAATAGAAAAAGATAAACCTGTAGCAGCTCTGATTCCAATACGTAGAGATACGTATGAAGAAAAATGGGAGTTAGAAAACGAAGATTTAAATAAATTTCAATATAAGCGTTGGTTAGATTATAATTATAGAAAGTACGGCGCTTACAGACATAGTAAAGAAACTAATTCTAAAACGGAACACGATTTAGGACAGATGATGAAAAACCAAAAAGTATATCATCAACAGAGGAAACGTAATGCAAAGCCAAAAGAAGAATTTAAGGGAAATGACTATAATAAAAGTTAATGTACCTTACGCAAATAAGAATACAACTATATCACAAAAATATTTTACTTGGAGAAAATGATGAAAACGACTAAGTACTTTAGTGCCACTTGGTGTGGTCCTTGTCAACAATTTAAACCAATTATGAAAGAATTAGCTAATGAAGGAAATAACATTCAGTTTATTGATGTAGATAAGGATAGTGAATTAGCAAGTAAATACGGAGTCCGTTCAGTACCAACGGTGGTTATAGAAGATGGTGGTGTTGAAGTGGATAGATTTGTTGGAGTATTACCGAAAAATAAAGTTATGGAGAGAATATCATAAATGGCAAGAACACTTGATGGAACAAAAGTAAGAAAACCAGTAAAGAAAAAAACCAGACAAGGTGCTGGTAGAGGAACTAAAAAAACTGCGATAAAACCTTATCGTGGACAAGGTGGTAAAAAAAGACGTGCAAAGTAATTTTCTTAGATACGATGATAATTGGATTCACAATTACTTGAATCCAATATTATCATCTGGCGCACCATCTGAATTAGTTTCTGAAGAAATAGAAAAAAATACAGTAGGTACAGATATACATCTAATGCCAATTTTTTCACAAAGGTTTTGTGATACTATTACAAAAATGGCTTCAGAAATGCCTGAACAAAATTGGACTAAAGGTAGACACGAACATTACCCAACCAACGATATATTACTAAAAGATTTTGATGCTAGATTGTATGAAGTATTTCAGTCAGTTTTACAAAATTGGTTACTACCACACGCTTTAAACATATATCAGATAGCTGGTAAAAAAGCAGAAGATTTTGCTGATGAAACTTTTTTGGTTAGGTACACGATTGAGAATCAATCCTACTTAGATACACATATGGATAGTTCGTACTTTACATTTAATACATCATTGAATAATAATTTTATTGGTGGCGGAACTTATTTTAAAAAATACAACCTAACTTTACAACCTCAGCCAGGTTGGAGTGTTTTAGCACCAAGTTTAGTTACACACAAACACGGTGCAAGACCTATATCAGAGGGTGTACGATATATGTTGATATCATTTATACATCCTATTGTGCAACCAGCGTATTAGAAAAAAAAATTGTATTTTAGAAAATAAGTTTATACTTATATTATGTGTCTCGAATGACACAAAAGTTTTTTGACAATTTGAAATTTTGAGAAGTACGGAGAGTAATTAACTCTGTATGGGATTGGCTGAATAATGGGTAACCATAGGAAGCCCATAAGGCAATCCGCTTCAAGACTTGTGGTGAGTTGGTATTCGGCTAAACGTTGACAATACCCTACGATAGTAGTTGGAGAAGGTACTTTCAGAATAAAATAAGAAGCGATTCTTATGACCTTGTTATGGGTAAGGGTAAAACTGAAATCCCATCTTAGTGGCTGAATCAATCTAAACTCAGAGAGATAAAGCAATACTACAGAGGTTATACTCACTCTGACGTAGACTAACCATCTATGAAGAGAATCATCGTAACTGATGGGTAGTAGGTACAAGGGCAAATAAATCTGAGCGAGAAAGTTGTTGGTAATCGCTAATCCAACATCCCCATAAATTTCAAAATTTAAAAAGTAGGGCACTAAATTTTTAGTTCTCACTATTTTAAAAACTTAAAAATTGGTGTCCTACTATTTATTAACAGAAGAATTCAGCGCTCAAATGAGGCTGATATAGTAAATGAGATATGATGTCGAAAGAATCAATCTCAAGTTTAGCGAAAGTAAACAACAGGAGAATACAATGACTAAAGTAGTCTTTAAAAATCGCACACTCCCTATGTTAGATAGGGATTCTTTTTTAACCCCCTTTGATAAAATGTTTGACCAGATAGTATCAGCTCAATTTCCTGAGATGACTAAAAGTGTTGGTGTCAATCCAATGCAAGGAACAGCATACCCAAAAGTCAACGTATATGAATACGATGATAAAGTTGGTGTTGTCGCTGAGATTCCTGGCTTAGATAAGAAAGACTTATCTATTGATGTAGAGGATGGTATACTAACTATCGCTGGAAACAAACACGGATTGTTTGATGATGCAGGTGCAAAAGTAATTCGTAGAGAATTAAAACAATCTTCATTCAAGAGACAATTTGAACTTGGTGAACTTCTCGATGGTAAGAAAATCAAGGCTTCATTCAAAGATGGATTATTATCCATTCAGATTCCGAAAGTGGAGCCAGCAAAGCCAGAGAAGCACTCAGTTAAAATCTCTTAAAGGTGCAGCTAATCACCGTTAATAACGAGAGATATCTCGTTCTTAGTACGGTATCAGCGCACAAAATCGCTCCCGAGGTTACAACTACAGACTTGAAAGAACGAGTCTACTTAGCTGATACCGTACTAAAGAACGGTGATACCTACTATTTATGTATGAAGTGTATTGATGTAGAATTTGAAGAGATATAATTATGGGAAATATAGATAAATTTGATGAGTATGTACTAAAGCGACTCTTAGAAAAAAGAGATAAAAGTATCTTAGAGGAAGATACTGAGGAGTTTATGTATCTTATGTCAGAATTTATCAAACACTTTAGACTAAATGAAGAAGTAGAAAAGAAACTCTTATTTGATATTAGAGATAGGTTACCACAGGCATAATGATTGAAACGCTCCACTAAAAAATTAAAATATAAATTACAATGGTTACAATTAGAATTAGAAGAAGTATTAGAAATTAATGCTGAAGCTAATGCTCAATTCTTAGTTGATTTTGCGTATTGTTTAGATGAACAACAAAGTAAAACAGTTGAACATCAAGATACAGAAAGTTTTGAAAACACCGAAGAAGTATCAAAAAAATTATTTAAAGAGATAGCGGTTAAAACGCATCCTGATAAATTAAAAGAAGATAGTAATGAAGTTTTTGTTAAGGCAAACAAAGCAAACAAATCAAAAAACTTTTCAGAACTACTAAGTATAGCTGAAGATTTAAACATAGATACTACAAAGTATTTGGAAGATGAGAGGTTATTACAATCACATTGTGCAGATATAACACATAAGATACGTGAGATAAAAGAACGTATAGCGTGGATATGGTATCACACACCGAGAGAAGAATTAGTATTAATGAAAAATAAAATTGAACAACTTCTAAAGTCTACACAATAATTATTACTACGTAACATAATAGGGAGAATTTCGTGCTTGAAAACTTTAAAATATTTCCAAAGCTAGTAGGGTTATCAGCATTATTAGTGGCAGGAAGCGCAGCTTTCTTTTCTGTATTTGGTTTATCCAAACTATTTGCAGGTGCTACTTTATCTGTTATTATTATGGCAGGAAGTTTAGAATTTGCTAAACTAATAGCTGCCTCGTTTTTATATAGGTATTGGACTCAAGTAAATAATTTCTTAAAATACTACTTGATGATAGGTACTATAGTTTTAGTATTGATTACATCCGCAGGTATCTTCGGATATCTGTCTAATGCTTATCAAGGTGCTACTGTAGCGTTTGAAAAACAAACAACTGCTTTGTTAGCATATGAAGATAGGTTAGAACAACTTGAAGAAGATAAGGTGTTTTTAAAAGAGGAGCTTGATGCTCAGATTGCAAGTTTACCTGAAAACTATATCACGGCTAAACGTAAACTACGTGAGGATTTTAATCCACAAATACAAAACGTAAATGCTGAGATGTTAGATATAAAAGGTAAGATAGGTGATTTAAAGATTGAGTTAGTTGAAACAGGTGTTGATGTAGGACCTGCAATATATCTTGCAAGAACTTTTGAAACTGATGTGGATACAGTTGTAAAGTTTTTCATATTCATATTGATATTTGTTTTTGACCCAATGGCTATAGCTTTAGTTATAGCATTCAATATGGCTATGGGATATAAGGAATTAGAAATATACCAAAAAGAAGAGCAGGTAAATACTCTTTTTAAAAAGTATAAAAAAGAAAAACCTAAAACTTTTACAAGAGATGAAAAGAAAAAGATTGTGGATGTAGAAGAAGAGAAACCAAAACCTAAAACAAAAAAAATAGAATACGTAGAAGAAAAACCTATTGATAAAAGAGTATTTGGCAAAGATGCAGCAATACCACCAAGAGGAAATAAGAAGTAAACTTGATAAAGTAAATCGAGATTTACAACTACATTGTAGTAAGACAAACTTACAACCTTACTACAAACCTAACATTAGTTTAGATACTGTAAGTTACGATGTTAACTTAGGTAGCTTTTCTAATCAGATAAGAACTAAAGGTTATTTTGTAGTTGATGATTTTTTCAATCACTCTGTCCTGTATGAGATGAATAATTTCTTACTAACACATCCATACTCTTCAGCTAGTGATTCAGGCGTACATCATTTAAACGTTCCGTTTTGTAAAATTATAGTTGAGGATGTTAAAGCTGTTTACAGAGATTTAGAAAATTATGAGCTTGATAAATCATTTTTTACTTTACATTGGTATGATGAACCAACTGCATTATTTTACAATAGATACGATGGTATAAAGTTAGAAGTATTTTTAACACCTACAGAACATAATTTAATAGAATCTCTTGGTGGAATCTCTTTACATAAACCTGACAACTCTTTTGTATCAAGCACTACACCATTTTATACACACGTAGATTACAAAGAAATGAAAACTAATATAGAAGGCGCACCTTTTTATGATAAATACATAGGTTATAAATTCAATAGAGCTGTATTCACAGATTACAGCTTAGTAACATCATCTCCTGATATAAGATTTGAGAATGAAGTTCACAAAGCTAAAAAATCTATTAATATTTTTTTGAAAAAAAAGACTTGACATATATATTTAAAAGTTTGTAAGATCCATTATGTTACAAGAGGAATGTATTATGAAATCACTAGAGTGTAAAAAATGTGGACGTTTAGTTACTAACGTTGGTGAAGATACGAGTACTGTAACGTGTTCATATTGTACCCTAAAAGCTGTTGGATTGCCTGAAGATAAAACAAGAACTTCTTCAGGCAAACCGCCTGGTTGGCACTTTATGAATGAATTTGTTGATAAAGATGGTAACGTATTTCATAGAGGTAAAGAGCAACCAAAGCTAAAAGGTACATTATCACCCACAAAAATCAGTAAGAAAAAAATTAAACGACGTACACAAAAAGAAATAGAAGCTGAAAAAATAGCAAAGTATCGAAAAGAAAAAGCAAAAGTAAAATAATAAATGTGGCAACGTGAGCAACTAAGTTTAAAAAGACACTTATCTGATATAAGTTTTAATATACAAGAATTAAGAGTTATGTTAGATGAGTTATATATGAATGAAGAATTTGAGAATGACAACAAATGGGCTTACGAGAGGGTTACTAATTCACTTGATAAACTTTTTGTGATAAGAAAAGATTTTGAAAAGTTAACAGAAAAGGTTGAGGAAAACGATGTTTGAATTTATCGTAGTTCTACTATTATTTTATATTGCAGTAAATATGAATAACAACACTAGACCACCGAGGTTTTAATGAGAATTGGTTATGCTTGTATAAATATGCAACTATCATACCCACAAAAGTGGGGTGGACAAGAAAGAGGTGTAAAACCTATTACTACAGGTCGTAGTATGATTCGTAGAACCTTTGATACTAAAGGTTTAGATTACGCTTCAGAGGTTACACTAAACAATGTAAGAGATTTAGATAAGATTATCGATTGGAATATTCTCAATGGATATGATTTTTTTCGTATCACAAGTGGATTGGCTCCGTGGAAATCTGAGTATAAGTGGGATGATTTGAAAGATATTGACGATATTAGAATGTGGTTACATTCAGCAGGTGTGAAAGCTAAGACACATAACATCCGTATCACATCACATCCAGGTCCATTCAATGTTCTTACATCACCTCACGAACACGTTGTCAAAAATTGTATTGGTGATTTGACAGACCACGGTGATGTTTTTGATATGATGAATCTTAGCAGAACACCATACAACAAAATCAACATCCACTTGGGTGGTGCATATGGTGATAAAAAAGCTGCTATGGATAGATTTTGTAAAAATTTTGAAAAACTGCCTGAGTCAGTTCAGACACGATTAACAGTGGAGAATGATGACAAGGCTTCAATGTACTCAGTTAAGGAGTTATACAATGGAATATATAAACGAATTGGCGTGCCCATCGTGTTTGACTACCATCACCATCGCTTCTGTAGCGGTAGCCTCACAGAGCAAGAGGCTTTGGAATTGGCTATGTCAACTTGGCCCCAAGAGATAATACCTGTAGTTCACTATTCAGAATCACGTTCTATAGAACAAGAGGATGATAAGATTAAACCACAGGCACATTCTGATTATGTCTACGATTATATTGATACCTATGGTAATGTCGTAGACATAATGATTGAGGCTAAACATAAGGAATTAGCAGTTCAAAAATACAGAGAACTACATTATGCCAGCTAAAAATAAAAAACCATCAAATGGTAAAGGTGATAGAAATCGTGTAGCTGATAAAAAAAGATACGATAAAAATTGGGAAAAAATATTTGGAAAGAAAAATGCTAAACGTAATTAATTGTTTAAAAGAATTTAATCCAGTAATCCAAAGAAAGTTAAAAGAGGTAAGTATAGATGAAGGATTGGATATTGCGAAAGATTTATTTAATGTCCTCAACAAGCGGAAAGATGGCATTGGGTTGGCAGCTAATCAGGTTGGTATTGATGCTAGCGTTGCTGTGGTTAATGTTAAGGAACCTTTGATACTTATAAATCCTAAGATTGTAAAGGTTTGGGATGAGATACCTTACTATGAGGGTTGTTTATCTTACCCAAAAAAAGGTATTCAAACAAAACGATATAAGAATATTATTGTAAAAACTGCACAAGAGGATTCAGATTGGTATTTTAGTGGAGCACCTAATCCAAGTGATGGTAAAGGTAGTTGGGAAGAAACTCACAATAAAAAACACGATGAAGAACAAAGATTATTAGAAGCAATATGTGTTCAACACGAAATAGACCACTTAAATGGTATGACTATACACGATAGACAAATGATTACCACCATAACTACTCAAGATAAAGTTGGAAGAAACGATCCTTGTGTTTGTGGTAGTGGTAAGAAATTTAAAAAATGTTGTATGTAACCTATTTATAGATGACACTTTAAATCCAATTTAGGAGAATACTATGGCGTGTGGTTGTGGTGGAGAATGCTGCATTAGCGAATCAAAAACAATAAAATCGATTCAGAATCTAGCGGATAAAAATAAGTACGGTACTGTATCAGGCACTAGGATGAATGGTAAGACTGCTAAAGAAATTATAGCTATTTATAATCATCCAAAAATGAAAAGTTTTCGTGGTAAAATGGATAAAATGAAATCACACGAACTAATGGATTTGACTATTAGGTTACCAAAAATGTTAGGTATTAAAGTTGAATCCGTAAATGAAGTTAGTTCATATGGTGAGTATGTTGAAGATAATGCTAGAATGTTAGCACAAGATTATAGACGACAAGATAAAAAATTAGCAAAAGCACTAGACCATATAGCCGATAGAATAAACCAAAGTTATCCAGGTAGAAATAGAATCACAAAAAACGATGTAAAAGATATTATTAAACAACCCTATAACCGTAAACTTATGAGACCTATGATGAGATTTAATTTAGATGATTTATTTGAATCAGTAAATGAAAAAGTAGGTAAAGTTGGTGCAATCAAAAAAGCATTTCCGTGGGCAAAGGGTAAGATGATGAATGTTATACAAATGGCTATTGAGATGGATGTGGATGGATTGGCAGGTGTAATGAAAAACTATAAGAAAAACCCATCAGCTTACAAACAATTTGTTAGAGATATGTCAAAGATGAAAGGGTTACCCTCTTTAGAAGAAATGAAAGATGCGATGAAAAATGCAATTCATCAGGTAAAAACTTTTGATAAACCATCAAATGCAAAACTTATGACAATTAAGGTAATCAATAAACTCAAACAAAAAAGAAATAGTTCAAAATCAGCATCAAATAAAAAAGAATTACAAAAGATGATTGATAAAGTTGAGGGTGATTATAAAAAAGGTAAGTACTTAAAAGAATCAGTAGATGAAGCTACATCTTTAGGAGCTGATATGCTTTTAGGTGGTATAGCTACCGTTATTAAAAAGGCAGGTATGAGACCTATGACGGCTAAAATGATGGGTGGTGGATTCAAAGTCAGTAAAAGAGATAAGGTTGGATTCAAAATTGAAGTTGAGATTCGTGGTATGGATAAAAAGAAAACATTCCCACTACAATTTGAAACTGAAAGAGGTATGTTGTACGTAGTGATTAAAAACAAACCAATCAAATTAGGTAAATACACAATGGTTGCACAAGCAGCTCAAAACTTAAAAAAAGTTGGAATGGCTTTGATTGGCGATAAAGACGTTAAGAGGATAGCATAATGATTAAGTTAAAAGATATTATAAGAGAATCCAAATCTTCAGGTGTATTATCAGAAGCATTTAGAAGTTCCATTCTTAGAAAAATGGTGAATAACTTTCAAGGTTTAGATAGAGACTTCTTCACCTATGGTGCAAAACTTGGTGTTCAATGGGATAAGGTTACAGATAGCCAAATCGAAAAGAATCCAAAACCTAAGAAAAAAGGTATAGAGTTTGCAGTCGCAACAAAAAAGATTACATTACCATCTAAAAAAAGATATGGTGATTACAATTCGATTTCAGAAGTAGAAAAGGGTACTGCACTTATTGTACTAAAAGATGGTAAACCACTTTGGTATACAAAATCTTGGAGAAATGTAGACAGAAAACGTAAAGGGGCTACAGGAAAAGGTATGGGGATGCAAGCTGGTATAAGAAGTTCACTATATGGTGATGATAAGATGTCTTTTGGTATCGATAAGTTTGGATACCAAAGTTTATCTGCTGTTCAATCACTACCTGGCATTGTTTACTATCAAGTTACTTTAGATGAAAATATGCCTTATATGGGTGGTAAAGAAAAAAGAGAAATGAGATACGCAGTTGGTCAGGGTTCTTGGAGGTGGAAAACCGATGGTGAGTTCAGAGATGAAAACGAAAGAAAATATAGAAATTTACTTCGCCAGACATACAAAGATAAAAATAAAGTGAATGCTAAAGTAAAAGCAGCAAAAGATTTTACCAATGGATTGATAGCCGCTGCTATCGGTGGTAAACCATCAGCTAAGTTTGATAGGTTACTAAAGCAGTATAATAGTTGGACTACAAATGAAGAGAAAAAGGTATACGAGTATATGTCTCAAATAACACGTGCTATGGAAGATTTATATGGTGCTTTCGGAAGATATATTGAATCATCAAAATATGATGAGGAACAAGAAAAGAAAAAGGGTGGAAAACTAGCCTACTATCGTGCAGAGGATGATGCTAGAGATGTTGGAGCCAAAGCTGGCAGAATACTACAAGGAAAGTTCCGATGATAAAACTCAAAGATTTATTGACAGAGCAAAAAACAGATACAGGCTTTGCATATAAAGAAAAAGATAATAAAGGTGAGGAGATAACTTTGGTAACAGATAATTTTCCCGCCGCCCGAGATGCTTCATCTAAAATTGTTAGTTTCGTAACCAAACCAAAATTTGCTCATCAAGACCCTTACTATTCAGGTGGTGGTGTAGAACGAGAGGCATCGTTACAAAAACAAAAACCATATAAGATGACAGCAACTGAGAAAAATATCATCAAAAAAATCTTGAAGAATCGTGAGGATAAATATTATATCGAAAAGGATAATTTTAGAGTTTCTGATATTTTAGATGCTTTAAATAGAAATAAATAATATGCCATCAGTAAGTAAAGCACAACAAAGATTTATGGGATTAGTTCACGCTTATAAAAAGGGTGAGATTCCAGCGAGTAAAGTTAGTAAGGCTGTAAAAGATGCAGCTAAATCAATGAAAAAGAAATCAACTAAAAAAATGGCTTCAACAAAACACAAGGGATTACCTAACAAGGTAAGACAAGAAACCTTAGATAAGTTAAGAGAATTAATTAGATTAGAACTTGAGGGTTGTGGTTATGTTATGTCAGCTGAAGACCCAACTTATAAATTAAAATCACCAGGTGGTACAGGTGAAGAAGATGAGAAATTAAAAGAGGGTAAACAATGTTTGTGTGAAAAGTGTTGGAAAGGATATAAGATACATCCTACTCGTAAAACAAAAGTATTGTTTGGTAAAAGATATCCTAATTGTATAAAGAACGAATCAGCTGAAACTATGAAGTTTAGAAGATTACCAAAGATATATAAAAATTTAAAAGATGCTCAAAGTGCAGTACATAAACAATCTATGAAAAATTTAAGAAAAAGTACCATAACTAAAAATATGGTTGTTTTAAAAAGTTCTAAAGGTGGATTCCAAGTGGCTATACAAGAATCAATAACTGAAGATGGACACACGGATGTAGCTAGTGCTAAAAGAAGTATGAAGTTAGTTGCAGAGGATGCACAAGAAGTATTACAAATGTTAACTATGTTAAATGATGAAGATTCACTACCAAGCTGGTGGATGAATAAAATTGCAGTTGTTCGTAATGATATAAATAAAGCAAGGGACTACTTAAAAAATCCTAATCAATAAAAAAATAAATGGTTTCAGTAACAAAAAATCTATTATCTGAAATAGACTTTCAAAATGTTCAATGGTTTTGTTATAATAAATTTATCGATGTAACAGATACTATGAAGCATACTCACGAGAGAGCTATATGGGATAGAAATCTTGTATCAGATTATAATAAAACTACTATAATGCAAGTTGGTATATTTGGTGAAAATGGGTTTGTGCATAAACAATACAATCCATACTCACATAAAAAACTTGATACTAATCAAAAAGTATATGATGAGATACCATATTCTATAGAAGAATTGAATGTTTATTTTCAACCACTTGTTAGGCGTATATTTGAAATGAAACAAGAGTTTGTAACAACATTTGATTCAGATTTTGATTACTTAGATATACATTGTTACAAATGGAATTCACCAGGTGGTGGTATTGATTGGCATAACGATCCTGCTCGTGCTTATGATTTAGATGAAAACGAGCAAGAGGTTTTCAATGCAAAACAAATGCAAAGAGTTGGTGCAGGTAGCTTTTACGTACATAGTACTTGGATGGATAGGTGGCACGGAGAGTTACTAATTGAAGCAGGTGAAGATGCACCTCAAGGTGAGGTTATAGATGGTTGGTGGATAAAGCCAACACCAAACAAACTTGTAACTTTGAGAACAGGTGTAAATCATAGGGTAGCCAAAACATCAAATATGGCTATGGATAGATTATCACTACAGATTTGGTTTAGTAAAGCAATAAGGAGTTAAAATGATATATTTTTTATTAGGTGTTCTAGCACCCATAATCTTAAACCTTTTACATATGGCTGTTAACGTGTACGTTTGTGTAGCACGAGGTAGTGTAATGAGTTTAGCATTTAGTGGAGCTAGTTTCGTAACCAAGAGTATTGGTATGGTTTTCTTAGCTTGGTTAGGTATAGCTGTTTTACAGCTAAACTTTAGAATTTATATACCTTTACTTTCTTTCTTTTGGTTCTTTACTCATCTTGTAGAAGCATTCGTGATACAACATTATATACAACAAAACGTTCCAAAACATTTGAAGGAGATACAAATATGAACTTAACCTGGTTTTATTTTCATTGTGTTCTAGCACTTGTTATCATAGTGAAAGATTACAATGGTACATTAGAAGAGGACTTAAATAAATTTGAAGAGAGGTTAGGTATAAGAACAGAATTACCATCTGATTCAATAGAAAATGTTCCACCACCTTATTACATTAATCCACGAGAGGAGACAGAGAATGATTCTACAAGGATTTTTTAGCGGATTAGTTTTGTTCAGTAGCTTTGCTATGAGAACACCTAATGATGAATCAATCACAAAAGATGATTATGAGTTATCATTAGGATTTAAATCTAAAACTATGTATCTCAAACGAGATTGGGAACGTGAGTTAGGTCAAAACTATATTGATGATGAAATATGGTTTGAGTGGAAACCTGGCTTACTTTACATCAAACCACAATATGTTAATAAGACATCTCGTAACTTAAAATATGGTAAAGCTGATATTCGTTATCGCCAAGGTGATTACTCATTTGGATATACTGGTTTATACTCAGATGAGAAATTTGAAAGTGGAGTATCCATAGGTGTTGTGAAGAAAAAAGAAATAAATCACACATTATCTTTACAGGCTAAGTGGGATGGGTATTTATTTAGAAATGAACTTACAGGTGATAGTAGATTTGATATGGAAGAGAATGTAAGTTTAAATTGGAAAATCACGGATAAGATAGTATTTAGTAATATATTCGATTATAACGATATTAAAGATAAAAAGTACTACAAGTTCAAAGTAGGAATCGAATTTAGTCTTTGATTGATATTTATTTTTGGAGAATAAATTATGGGATACAGATACACAGCAATTATATATTATAAGCCAACGTGGCATAAACAGCAACGTATTGAGGCTAACTCTGGCTCTATTAATATGGAAGAACGAGAAGTAAGATTCTTAACAGAAGCTACTCACTCTTGCTCTGCATATTACTACAGCACCAAATCGTTACACGATAACAACTATGCAGCATCAGGTTCAGAACTAGAAACGGCGTTTAGAAGTTGGAATGGATTTGGAACTGCATTAGTCTTATCAGGCTCAACATTACCATTTGGTAATGATTGGGAATACATAGCTACATCTTCAGCAGGAGTTTCAATGAGTGTGGCTGATGGTTGGGGTTGGAATAATGGTGATGACCCACTACCTGACAATTTTCCTGAAAGCTCACCACCTACTTGGTACTGAGAAATCAAACATTAATAAAAACTTTTTTGAAAAAAAAAGCTTGACATTAATATCAAAAAAGTATTAAATTTAGAAAAATATGAACATATTTATAAGTAACAATAGAGGTAATACTATGCGAAAGCTATTAGTAAGTGTTATGATGGTAATGCTAGTTATTATTAATGGTTTAGTTAGTGTGAAGTTTATTGAGAAAAACAAACACACTATGAAAGAAATGCTCGATGTGGTGGAAAAAGAACGAGATGAGTTGAAGTTACAACTTAGAAAATACGAGCAAAATGGAATAGAAGTGGATGTTACAATGTATCATCCAGTTACGCAACAGACAGATGCTACACCGGACATTCTGGCGGATGGAACGCGAATAAAAATCACTAAAGCTAGTGAATATAAGTTTATAGCGGTTAGTAGGAATCTTCTGAAGCGTTGGGGGGGTGCATTAAACTTTGGCGACTTTGTGCTTCTACGTGGAACAAAAGACGGTGCAAAAGATGGCGTCTATCAAGTACGTGATGTTATGAATGCCCGTTTTGTGAATCGAATAGATGTATTAGAATCACCAGGTGCTCCACCATATAAATTTACGGATGCTAATATCGTAAAGTTAGATTGGGTTAGCACTAATAATTAAAAACAAAAATGTAAGGTTATAAATGGAGTTATTCGAAAACTTTTTCGAGGATCCAGATAAGTTCATCTACGAAGATGAAAAGCAAAAATTCATAGAACATATGGATTTTCTTAAAACTATGAGTGTCCAAGAATCTACACTTTATAAAAAGTGGAAAGAGTTTAATCATAATGATTATGAAATTAGACAAAAAGCTAGCAAGATTCATACGATTAAACCTAAGTTATGGAAACCAACAAATTTATTAGATAGAGAAACAACACTAGCAGAGATACAATCAATAAAACCAAAAATCATTCCAATCAAACAAGGTGATTCAAGACAAAATGAATATTGGACTCTTATTCGTAGACTTATTCATACGATGGAGTTTACAGCTAATCCAGGTAGAAACGTAAAGTTTATTGTTATGGATGAGACAAGTAATAAGATACTTGGTGTAATATGTCTTGGTTCCGATGTTATAGCTATTAGTGCTAGAGATTCTTATATTGGTTGGAGTAAAGATAATAAATTAACCGATGGTAAATTAAAAAACTCTACTATAGCTACAACCATATGTTCTACACAACCATTTGGATTTAACTTCTTAGGTGGTAAATTAATCGCAGCATTGATATCTACTAAAACGTTTAGAGAACAATGGGAAGAGTTATATGGAGAGAAGTTAGCTGGAGTTACTACCACATCACTATATGGTATACACTCTATGTATAATGGTATTCCTTATTGGAAAACACTTGGTGAATCTGCTGGTAGAATTTCATTAAAACCTGATGATGATTTTTTTCAGAAGTGGCACGATTGGTACAAAGATAATAAATCAGAAAAGTATGCAAAACACATACAAAGTAAAGATAGGGATTCAGGTCCTGTTACGGGTGTAAAACAAAGAATATTAAATCTTATATTTCAAGAGTTAGGGATAAAGACAACTGCATATGAACACGGATTTAAACGTGGCGTATTCTACCTAACTTACTATGAAAATAGTAGGGAATACCTAAGAGGTGAAATATCTGAAAGTGAGTTAAGATTAAAACCAAGATTTGAACAAGATGTAGATGGTGTTATGGATTGGTGGAAAAAAAAGGCTTGTAAAAGATATGAAAAATTGTTAACTTCCAACAAGTTAAAAGATGACATTTTATTCTATGGAGATATCATAGGATTAGATTGGGAACAAACAAGAGAAAAATATATAGGCGAAGTTGGAAGATAAAGTTACAGATTATTTTGTAGAAAAAGTACCTACAAATGCAATAGAAGATTTTGTTAGAAAAAATCATTACTCAAAAAGTGTAAGAGGTTTACATATTAGTTATTGTTTCGGATTATTTTCACCAAGTGGAAAGTTTGGGATACCAAAATTAATTGGTGCTATGATGTTTGGAATACCAGCTATGGCTGGTGTTGCAGAAAGTTATATGCCAGAAACACCTGATAGGGTTATCGAGTTAAACAGACTTTGTTGTATTGATGATACAGTCAAGAATACAGAAAGTTACTTTATTGGTAAAGCCATTAGTTGGTTAAAAAAGCATACAAATTACAAGCTTATTCTGTCCTATGCGGATACTTTTCAAGGACACGAGGGTGTTATATACAAAGCAACTAACTTTATACATTTAGGGATGACAAAACCGAGTAGGATGTTGATAGCTGATGGTGAGAAATATCACGCCAGAATGTTAACTAAGAAAAGTCCTAAGTTTGAAAATATTAGACAACGTATGAAAAAAGGTGATGAGAATATTTGGACTGAACCACTACCACCAAAACACATCTACATTTTACCATTAGATAAAAAGACAAGAAAGATATTTTCGTGAATATATTAAATTTTACAAAAGATAAGACAAGCGATAAAGAGTATAAGTACAATATACTCGTATATCCGAACATAACATATCAACAAGATTTAGAAAAAGATTCTTATGTCGTAGTATTATGTAATATTATCAGAGAGCTAAATAAGATACGTGATGATATACATTTTACAATATTTTCACCACATCATATTAATAGTTTAGATTTTCCTAATACAGAACAATTAGTATTACCATTACCATCATACCCAAATGCTATGAGAACTCATTTTGATTATGATACAATAGTAAAAGCATTACAATGGAAAAAAAGAGATTATGATATTGTGTATTCTCATTTGCCTGAACATACTTTACAACTAAAAAATGCAATCATAAATAATACAAATATGGAACCAAGATTTATTGGGTACACCCATTGGACTGAGTTTCCTGAGATTACAAACTATAGTATGACTATGATGGATGTAAACTTCTTAGGTATTTTAGAGATGGATAAGTGTGGTATAAATACACAAGGACAGAAGAAGTTAATTCTAAAAAATGCTAGAAACCATTTTAATAATAGTGTAGTTAAAAGATTAGATGAGATTCTTGAACCACAATATCTTGGTTGGGAGATTCCAAAATACGAGAACCAAACTACAGATAAAAAAATTATCGTATTCAATCATCGCCCTCACACATACAAAAACTATCCGTGGTTTTTAGAACAAATGGATAAACTTTGGGAACAAAGACAAGACTTTGAGGTATGGGTTCCACTTGCAGATTCTACTGAGGGTAGAGAATATTTAACAAATGATAAATACGATAGATTCGGATATTTTTCTAAGTTATCTTCTTGTTACATTGGTGTATGTGCAAAACAGAAATACAGTGGATGGGCTGTATCAGCTACGGATGGTATGAGTGTAGGTGTTCCTTACTTATTTTTAAATGCTGATTACTATTGTGAACTTGCAAGTTCTGCAGGTATCTACTACGATAGTAATGACTTTTTAGAAAAGTTAGAAGAGGTTTTAGATGATGTATCAATTAGAGAGGAATATTCTAAACGTTCATTAGATAGATTTAAAGAGTGTAAGTGGGAATCTGCGATAACTCAGTTTAATAATATGCTTGATGAAACAATATTAAATTTAAAAACAATAAAACAAAAAACAGATAGCTACAAAAAAATAGTTGATTTTATTCATACGAAAAAATCAGTTACTAAGAAAGACATTATCGAACACTTAGGTTGGGGTGTTAGAATAGGTTTTAGTGGTTATAGAAATAAACTTAGACAAGAACCAACTATTAAATTCACAAAGGATAGATATGAAACAACTAACAGCTGAACAAATCCAAAAGAATTGGGAACAACTTCGTAACTTGATTTCCAATACATTTGAGGGTGAACGTTTAGATAAACTGAATAAGATGTACGATCATTTCGAAGATAGAATGTGTATGGCTCCAGCGAGTGGTAAAGAACAATTTCACTACGCACACATTGGTGGTTACGTAGAACACGTTTTACACGTTATAGATTGTGCATTAAAAGTTATGAATCTTTGGGCAGCAGAGGGTGCTAGAATTAACTTCACTACAGAAGAGGTTATCTTTGCAGCTATGCATCACGACTTAGGTAAGGTTGGTGATTTGGATAAAGATTACTATGTACCACAAGAATCAGAGTGGCATAGAAAGAATCGTGGTGAGATATTCACACACAATGGTGCATTACAATATATGTCGGTTACTGATAGAGCTATATTCTTACTTGGACATTTTCAAATACCAATGAGTGAGAATGAGTATATTGGTTTACGATTAGCAGATGGATTGTATGAAGAGGCTAATAAATCTTACTATATGTCTTACAATCCTGATTGGGCTTTGAAATCTAACATCGCTTATGTTATACATCAAGCTGATATGATGGCTACTAAGATTGAGTATGATGAGTGGAAACGTAGTATGGAAGTGGAAGAAGAAGAGCATAAGCAGAAGTATCAGAAAATGGTAGGTGTTCTAAAAACTGATGGTAATCAGAAAGAGAAAAAAGAAGATAAGTTACAATCTAAATCTAAAGACTTGTTTAAAGAGTTATTTGGAGATGATGTATGATATTCGAAATTATATTAGGTATCTTACTTGTTATCGAGGGTTATATTATATGGAACTTAATGCGTAAAGCTGAAACCTTAGAAACGTGGATTGATACTTTATCTGTTAAAATAATGAATACCCAAAGAATTATAAAGGAAATAGATTCTACAGGTCACTTCGAAGCAGATGATGAAGTAGGAACAATCTTTGAAGGAATCAAAGATACAGTAAACGAATTAAATAAAGCAATAGAAAGAGAGTAACAAATGGCAAGAGGTAAAATATATTTTGGACAACCAACTGAAGATGCTATCATTGAATACAATGCTGAAGAAAGTCCAATAGTTAGAAATCAAATCTACAATGAGAGAATTAGAAAACCATTGGAGAAGTTGGTTGAAAATATCATTCACACATTTAAGTTTTATTACTTTGATGTTCCAAGTGAAGATGTTAAACACGAAGTGGTTTCTAACCTTATTATCAATATGCATAAGTACAAGCAAGAAAAGGGTAGAGCTTTTTCATACTTTAGTATAGTTGCAAAAAATTATTTGATTCTTCATAATAATAACAACTATAAAAAGATGAAACAACAAAATGATATTCAAGTTGCTGATTTTGAAAGAAACATTCAAAACGAAATAGGTGATGAAAAATATCAAGAGGGTAATTCAGAACTACTAGACTTTTATTGTGAGTACTTAGAAAACAATATCTCAAATATCTTTACAAGAAAGAAAGATATTGATGTTGCTTATTCGGTATTATATCTTTTACAAAATCTACACAATATAGAAAACTTTAATAAAAAGTATTTGTATTTGCAGATAAGAGAGATGACAAGTTCTAATACTCAACATATCACACGAGTTATAACTCAGTTAAAAAAATATTTTGAAGAAATAAAACTTGAGTTTTACACTAAAGGTGAAGTAGATACATCGTTTACAGGTTCATTTTTTGATGCATAAAAAAAGGGGGGAATAAATCCCCCCTTTTACACTCACTGGAGTTGAACCTACGATTTTCGGAATAAACCTACTAACACTAGTAATGCAACTAATCCTGCAAATCCTGATTCACCGAATTGGTTGATTAATCCTGTTAGGTTTCCTACAACATTTACGCCAAAGACGCCAGTTCCAAATATTACTTCAGAAACAGCACCGATAGCTACAAAGGATAGTAGAAGATGGGTAACATCATCCATCCATCCTCTGACCATTGCTACGACTTCCTTCATCGAGTATCTCCTGTTGGTTATTAAAAAGGGATTATAGTCCCGTACTTAATAACTATTAATTTAAATTTATAAAGTTAACTTATATTTATTTATATACATAGGTTATTTGAGTTCAACATATTTATCAATAGGACATATTATGAGCAACGATTACGAAATTTTTAAAGGAAAAACCCTATCTTCCCTTTTTGAAGATATCTACGAAAATACAGACAAAAACAGAAAACAACTTGATGTATTAACAAGAGAGCTTGTTACATTCATAAAAGATGGTGATACTGCTGTACAAATCGTACCTATGTTAAAAGAGTATCTTGAAATAAACGTTAAGAACGATGACCAACTTGTTAAGATAGCTTCTATCGTACAACGTATTATGGCTGCAGAAAACAAAGGTGGTTCAGAGGATGAATTCGGATTAAGTGAAGCAGAAAAAGAACAATTAATGGGAAGTATACAAGAGGTAGTAGAAGATACTCAGAATATTGTAGATGAAGTAGTAGAAAAATCAGAACATTCATTTAGTAGTTCTAAAGGAAATTAATGTCATATTTTGATAAATCATTAGATAACAAATCAAGACTACCAAAAATAAACTCTTCATTAGTTACTGAAGAATCTTTAAGTAGTATTATAAAAACTGAATTTGGTTACTTAGCTAATCAAAAGTTTTATGAGATAGAAGCCGCTGAAGTTTTGAGAGTAATAACAAGTGAAGAAGATTTAGAAAAAGCCAAAAGACTTATACCAGATACTACAAATCCTGATATTTCTTACTATGGTGCAATAAAAGCAAGACAATTTACAAGTGAACAAGGAGTAGATGAAGAAAAATTACCGTGGAGATTTCCTCTTAATTCAAACTTTGTAAAACTACCAATAAAGGGAGAAACAGTTTTATGTGTTGATTATCGAGATGAACCTTTTTATGTAGATGTTGTAAATAGAAAACGAAATTTAAGTTTAAATGTTAGAGATACTGGTTTAAGCGATTTAACAAAGAAAGAGGAAAGCGAGTTAAAAGTAAACAGATATCAAGATATCTTTAATACAGATGGAAACTCATCTATACCCGATGAAAGCCAAATTGATGATTTAGGATATGATGATAATGGTACTTTTAAACCTTTAGTAATAGGACAAACTAAACTAAATCCAGGCGATACTGTATTACAAGGTAGATTTGGTAATGTAATTCGTTTAAGCAGTGAACAAGATGAACAACCAAATTCATCTAATATAAAAATGTCTACAGGACAATTACACACTAATGGAACTTCAGTTGAAGATGATGCTAGGTTTAAAAAAGAAGCGCTTAATTTACAAGAAAGTGGAATAGGATTAGTAGAACAAGCTATAAATACTGATGCAAGTTCTTTATATCTTACTGAAAATGAAACTATTGATTTAACAGTTGATTTGATATCGAAAGTTGCACCAGGCAGAATATTATCTAATAGAGATTCTTTTAGTGGTGCACAATTAATGGGAAATTCTGATAATATAGTTTTTAATGCTAGATTAAATGATGTACATTTATTTGCTAACCAAAATATTAACTTAACTGCTCGTGATAGAATTAATTTTGAAGCTCCTATTATTAATTTAGGTGATAGAACCGCAGCTCAACGTTTAGTTAAAGGTGATATTTTTATAGAAGTTTTTAAAACCTTACTAATATCTTTAAAAGTATTTGCAAATAGACTAACAGACGTAACAGCACCTAATCCAAATAATAGTATTTTAGAATTAGAAATGGCAGCTACTAAATTAAGAGAACAAATAGATAGTGGTGTGTTACCATTTTTGGAAGATACATTATCTAATAGAAACTTTACGAGTTAATTATGGCTAGTAGAAATCCATTTGTTTACCTAATTGAACTATTTAGTAAAAAGATACAAACATCTATTACTCAAGAGACTGCAGATTTAAAAAGAAAACAATTAGAGTTAAGAGAAGATAATTTAAGAAGAATATATGAGGGTGATAAAAATAGAGAACGTATACAAAACGCTAGAGAAAGATTAGCTAAGCTATCTGAAAAAAAAGAGAAGTTACAAAAAAATGAAGATAGTGTTAGTGTAATTGATAGAATAATAAGTGCTCTTAAAAAAATAAAAGCAGGATTTACAGCATCAGAAGCTGCAGCTAATGCTTCAGCAGCTGGTCCTGGCTTTAATGCTTTTCTCGCAGCTAAAACACAAGCATTTATTGAAAAATCAAAGGATGAAGCTGAGTATGTAGAAAAGGTAGCTAAAAAACAAAAAGAATTAATTAGTGAGGATATACAAGAGTATAAAGAACAACTCAATAAACTAATAGATGAAGTAAATAAGGGTAGAGATGAATATAGAGATGAAATCTTAAATCAACTACCAATATGGGCACAAACAGACCCATTCATAGCTGACGCTCCAACTGATAGCATACTGAAGAGATATACTCTTCGTAGGCAAGCTAGAGAGATTAAAGCTAGAAAAGAACAAAAAGCAAACTAAGAGGTATTATTATGACTGCTAAGAGATTAAAAGCTGTAATAAGAAAAATCGTATCAGAAGAAATCAAAAACCAACTAAACGAAATATTTATTAACGATAAAGAAAAAGTAAATTTAGTTGAATTATCAAAAGAAGTTAAACCCAAAAAACAGGTAAAACAAGTAGAGAAGAAGCAGTACACTAAGAATAAATCTCTAAATGAAGTTTTAAATGAAACAGTTGGGTTAAGCTCAAAATCTTCGGAAACGGATGAATATCCAACAATGGGTGGTAAACCTTTCGATAGTAGTAGAATGGCTGAGATGCTTGGATATGGTAGTAGTAAAGAAGTCAAACGAGATATGGTTGGTATAGATACTGCTAAAAAAGCTGGTGTAGATCCTAATTCTGTTCCTGATGGTGTTATGAACGCACTAACGAGAGATTACAGCGATTTAATGAAACATATTAACAAGAAAAAACAATGAGTGTATTAAGAAATCAACAATTAGGTATACCGTTTGGGATGGCTTATCCACTAACATTTGGTGGTAAAACGTTTCAAGAAAATTTTGACTATGGTAGAGAAATAAAAGATAACCTAAGAAATTTGTTACTCACACAAAAAGGTGAAAGACGTAACTTAAATTTTGGTACAGATTTAATATCAATATGTTTTCAGTACCAAGCTGGTACGATAGAATTAGAAAATGCTATCGTTCAATCAATAAATGAAGCTGTAGAAACATTTATGTCAGGTGTAACAGTAGATTCTGTTACTGTAGTAGCAGATGAATCTAATGAGAATATTGTAAGAGTTAGTGTTGATTTTTCTGCAGACTTTACCGACCCATCTAACTTTACATTTGATATAGATCCTGGCGGTTTCTTTACAGAAGTACCAACGGCTGCTGAGGTAGAAGCAGAAAGTATTGAACGAGTTAATCAATATGGAGTTTAGTAATGGCTGAATCAACAAATCTAAAAAAAGATGTTAAAAAAGAGGTTCAATATTTGAACAAAGATTTTTCTCAATTTAGAGATAGTCTTGTAGAATTTGCCAAAACATATTTTCCAAATAATTATACAGATTTTAGTGATAGTTCTTTAGGTATGATGTTTGTTGAGATGGCATCATATGTAGGTGATGTATTGTCTTACTATGTGGATAACACTTTTAAAGAAACTATACTAGCTTACGCTGAAGAAACTAAGGCGGTATATGATATTGCACAATCATTAGGATACACACCAAAAACAGGAACACCAGCTTCGGTTAAATTAGATGTATATGTAACTGTACCATCACAAGGTGTTGGTGGTTCGGCAAGACCTAATTTTAATTACTCACCTATAATTGATGCTGGTATGAGAGTTAGTGATAATGGACGTTCCACAACATTTAGAACTACAGACCCAATTAACTTTGCGGCTTCAAGTTCACTAGACCCAACTTACTTTGAAGTTTATGAGGAAGATTCAAGTGGAACACCAACAAAATTTTTATTAAAGAAAAGAGTAGATGCTGTAAGTGGTGATATAAAAGAAGAAGTAATAAATTTTGGAACTTCAAGACAATTTGATTCAACTGTATTAGCAGAACCAAATGTAAATGAGGTTATTTCGTGTACAGATAGTGATGGTAACGATTGGTATGAAGTTATGTCTTTAGGACAGGATACGATCGTAGACCAAATGGAAAACAATTCTACTAACTCACCTGATTTACAATCATACTCAGGTGATACACCTTATCTAATGAAATTGAAAAGAACGCCAAGAAGATTTGCAACATATCTAAGAGATGATAACAGAATGGAAATAAGATTTGGCTCAGGTATATCAGATAATCCAGATGAAGAAATTATACCTAATCCAGATAATGTTGGTTCAAGTTTATCAACTGGTGTTAGTAAATTAGATACTACATTTGACCCAACTAACTTTCTTAAAACACGTACATATGGATTAGCACCAGCCAACACCAACCTAACTTTTACTTATGCATATGGTGCTAGTCAAAATGATAATATAGGTTCAAATCAATTAACAGTAGTTACATCTAAATCAGATTCAATTCCAAATTCATCTACTTTATCATCTGCATTAGTAAATGATACTTTAAATTCACTACGAGTTAACAATACGGAAGCTGCTGTTGGTGGAAAGAACGCTGAAACATTGAGAGAAATAAAGAGTAATGCAGCTGCTAACTTCCAAACACAAAACAGAGCTGTAACTAAAAATGACTATATGGTTAGAGCATTATCAATGCCATCAAGATTTGGAAGTATTTCAAAAGTATATGTTGTTCAAGATGATTACTTGAATGATGTAGCTGAACTTGGTGTTGATGATACAGGTACCGATAGTGAAGGAACATCAGGTACAACTACAGGTGGAACTGCTGAAACACAAACTTACGGTTAAGGAAAAATTATGGCTGAAAGCGCAAATAACAGAAACCCATTATCACTAAACTTATATGTTCTTAGTTATGATGGTGATAAAAAACTAACATCACCAAATCAAGCAACTAAAGAAAATTTACAAACTTACTTAGGGCAGTATAGGATGGTAACAGATGCTATCAATATAAAACCAGCTTATGTTATTAACATAGGAGTTAAATTTTCAATAATGGTTCTACCACAATTTAATAAAAACGAAGTATTGGTTAGATGTATAGATAAAGTAAAAGACTTTTTCAATATAGATAGATGGCAAATAAATCAACCCATAATTGTTTCTGATTTAGTTTATCAGTTATCAGTTATAAATGGTGTAGCCGCTGTGGTAACACCTGATGATGCAGTTCCAGCAACTGCTAATCCAGCTGATAAGCCACAAATTATTATAAGTAATAAGTACAGAAGTGCAGATGGTTACTCAGGTAATTTTTACGATATGGATAATGCTTACTACAACGGAGTGTATCATCCATCATTAGACCCAGCAATCTTCGAACTGAAATATCCTGATACAGATATTCAAGGAAAAGTAGTTGGTACGGTAGGAGGTTAGAATGCATTATTTTGAATATCCATCAGTAGATACAACACTATATCAAGCTAGTCAATCTTTAAATACTGGCTTAGATGCAGTATTAGAAGTTAGAAAGGATGTAAGTCCTACGGGTGATACTGTAAACGTATCTCGTATTTTAATAAAGTTTGATTTAACTTACATTAGTTCTTCTATTGTCAACGGAACAATGCCTAATCCATCAAGTAGTATGAAGTTTTACCTTAATATGTATGATGCTAATCCTACGGAACTAACTACTTCAGATACTTTATATGCTTATCCTGTAAGTGGTAGTTTTACAGGTGGAACTGGTGAATTTAATTCCGACCCACAAATAAAAGATGGTGCTAGTTGGAAGTATAGAAATGGTGAGAGCACAGATGAGTATTGGTTATCTGGTAGTTTAAGTAGTTCAGGCGCACCTTGGTCTAGTGGTAGTTTTACTGATGAAGAGGGTGGTACAAGATTTTTAGTAGCATCACATTCATTTGACCATACAAGTGAAGATATGAGAATGGATGTAACTGATATTATGAACGCTTTATTAACAAGTGGTTCGTTATACCCTAACAACGGATTTCTTATAAAAAGAAGTGGAAGTTTAGGTAATAAAAACACAACCGATGATGAGGGTAGTTCAACTCAATTAGGTAACTTCAGTTTCTTCTCACGTGATACAAATACTATTTACTCACCAAGATTAGAAGTAGAGTGGGATGATACATCTTGGGAGACAGGAAGTTTACAACCAATAACAGGCTCTGATTTTGATGATATGGTATTTTACACAAAAAATTTAAGACCTGAATATAAAGAGAATTCAAAAACAAAAATTAGAGTGGTAGGTAGAGAAAGATATCCTATTAAATCTTTTGCAACGACACCAACACAATTAGGTGTAAAGTATTTACCAAGTGGTAGCTCATACTATTCAGTAAGAGATGCTGATACTGAAGAAGTATTAGTTCCTTTTGGTAGTGGTTCAAAATTAAGTTGTGATGTAGATGGAAACTTCTTTAATCTAAATCTTAACGCTTTTCAACCAGAGAGAGTATATAAATTACAATTTAAAGCTACTGTAAGTCAGAGTACTTCTGATGAACACGATGTTATATCTGATAAAGACTTTACGTTTAAAGTGAGTAGATAATGCCTTTAAAATATCAAGACGTAGTTAATAATCCTGAATACAAGGATAAACTCGATAAGTTAAATCAAAAAAGAATCGATAGATTACAAAGTGAATATGATAAATTTGCTTTAACAGGTTCAAGGGATTCGGGTGATAAAACACTAAGAACTTCGAATGGAACTGTTTTATCTGTCGATACAGATTTAGATATATTCGGTGTTGATTCTGTAGACCAAATAGTTCCTGTAAAATTAGAAAAAAAATCTGTTAATACGGATAAAGTTGCAGAGCTAATAGATACGGAATTTTCTGAATTGATAGGAACTCCTGGTTTAGGAATAACAGTTCAAGAATTTTTTAATGAGTATGAAAGATTAAAAACTTCTATAGATGCAGAGGGTAGTATAAACTCACATCGTTACTTAGTAGAAGAAAGTGTAAAGTTTATTGGTGGACAAGATGAGTTGGATAGGATTAGACAAAAGTTAGAAAGAGAGTTACAAGAGTTAGAAGAGTTACTAGCAGCTCAAGCTGAAGTTGAAGCTGAATGGGCTACTTACTTGGCTGATATGTTAAACTTCTCAGATACAACCCGTCCATATGATAGAGCTACTTGGGAATCAAAAGGAAGACCTGTTGCATCAATAGATGCAGGAAATCAAACACTTAGGTTTTCAAAGAATGAACCATATGTTGTTGCACCAACAAAGTTTAAAGGTAGGGTAGGTGAGGTAAAACTTCCATATAGAGTTGGAAGTAGATTTCAAAGAAGAGGACAGGGTACATTAAGCGGTCCTAATAAACCAATACAAATAAAAGTTGATGCGGCTGGAGATTCAAACATACGTTATCGTTGGTTTGTAAATAATGAAGAGGTATCTAATGGTAATAGATTTCAAGGTACTGATACAGATACAATACTTTTTAATCCAGAGTATAGAAGAAAAGATATGGATAAAAGAACATTTAAATGTGTAATATCAGATTCATCAGGACAAGGAGAACTTTCTTCAGGTCCTATAGTAGTAAAAGCAGATTAGGAAAGAGATGCCTTTAAATTCATCAGATAGTAAACAAATATATGGTTCCAATTTAAGTGAGTATGCAAATTTCGGAAATAATGATAACGATTTTGTTTTAGTTACTGTATTAGATGATGATGGTGATATTATTGAAACAGCAACTAAGAGTGTAAACGAATTTAAAACAGGTGAATTATTTACATTTAATCCTGGCAGAGTGTTAAGAAGTTTAGGTTATGTAGCTGGTAAGTATAGAGTAAAACTTAATTTTTTACGAAGAAGAGCTGGTGAAAGAAGAACTGTATTTTTAAATAGTGATCGTGAAATCTATGAGGGTGATACACATCAAGGTAGTGATGGAAGAACGTATACTGGTGCAAATCCTCAAGCGAATAATATTAGATTACTAAGTGAAGATGTGTTAGGTTATGATGTAACTAAAATCAGCCCATCTAAAAAAGAAATAAAACTTACACTTAAAGATTTAGATCCTGATGGATTAACTAACTACTCTTCATCGTTCAACTCGTTTGATACACCAGTTTACACATACATACCAAATAGTAATGATGGAAATGCAGATGAGGGAACTATAAAAGTTGATTCATCTGACCCATACAAGTTAAAAGCTACAATACAAGATTCAGATATAGGATTTTCAGAGGGTATGGTTGGTGGTACATTAACTATAGATAATGCTTTTGTTACAAGTTACACAACACAAACACTAGGTGTTGCAACTAATACAAATACAGTTAATACTCAAACCAATGTAACCACAGATATAAAACCTGAATCTGATAATATAAAAGAAGATGATGTATTAAATCCTTTAGGTAATACTAATCAAGAAGAAGAAAATACAGGTGGTGGTACACCAATCCAACAACAACAAGCAGATGAGGAATATTTCTAATGGCACTATTTGATGGAAAAGCACCAGAACCAGAAATAGATGAGAGACCTGCTAACCAAACAGGTGTTGGTGGACAAACTACAACTGTAATACCTAGCTATTCACCATTTAGTTCAAGGATAGTAGAGGTACTTGATAGAGAGACTATAGTTGTAGAGGATAGCTTCGAGCAAGCTGGTATAGATTTAGAAGCACAAGATGGTGATTATAAAGGAACTAATCCAAGAAAACCACTAACTTTTAATGTAGAATTTGAAAATGCTAGATTAGATTTACTATCACATTATCTTTTAACAGAAAATGATAATCTATATTTGATTACTAATACCTTATCTGTTAATGACCAAAATAAGTTAATAAAATTATATAGTGAATTTACAGCGGATGAAAGTAAAGAAAATGTTATCGTAGTTGAAGAGATGATTGATTCTATTGAGGAAGAAGTTTTACTTGTACCTGAAGATGAATTAGATACAGATATAACATTTTTACTTGAACCTCAATTTGACTTAGAAGATACGCAAGGTTCTTTCTTTGATAATAAAGGAACAGAATATAAAAATTTAAATGAGTTAATAACTACGGATACGAATGTATCTAATCAACTCAGAACTGATATATTAAGTGCAAGTTTAGATTCAGCTGATTTAAATATTGATTTTGAACATTACGATAACTTTACAGTGTTTGGTTCCGCTAGAACAAAATTAGAAAATGCAAAGTATAAATTTGATAAAATAGAATCACTAAGTACTTTATCAGCTTCTTTGGCTACGAACTCAAGTACAGGCTCAAGAGCTAAAGAATTAAATTCGTATCATAGACAAATAAGAGAATTTAAGTTAGGGTTTTCACCATACGAAAAATATCTTTACAATGAAAGTTCATCTATACAAAGTGGTTCTGAATTTTTAGGTACATCGAGATATGATGCATCGTGGCCTAAGACTGGTGCAGGTACATTTGCTAGTCCTTATGTTCCTATAACATCATCAAACTCTGCATTTACAACTTGGTACGGTAGTGTTTCAGATAGAACAGGACAAATATATAGTGCATCTACCTATGATGATGGTAATGAAAATAGACTTGTAAGTAGACTTCCAAAGTATATTAGAGAAGATGATTCTAATGGAGACTTTTTAAAATTTGTAGATATGGTTGGTGAGATGTATGATGAGATTTACACATATATAGAAAGCATTCCCAAACTATACGAAACATTTGATGATTCTAAAAAAGGATATTCAAATGATTTACTTCAAGATATTGGAAAAAGTTTTGGTTATGATTTATTTAATGGAAAAGATTTAGACGATTTACCTAAATACAAATACGGACAATATCAATCAGGCTCAGATAGTGCATACACTACATACTCAGTTGATTCTACTGAGGATATGAGTAAGAAGATACAAAGAAGATTATTAAATAATATACCATACTTTTTAAAGACAAAGGGTACTGTAAAATCATTACGTAGTTTGGTTAATATTTTTGGTATACCATCTACTATACTTGATATTAGAGAGTATGGAGGACCTACATTACCAGGACAAGTTCAAACCTTTAATATAAAAAGAAAGTTTACAAAATCCTTAGACTTTAGAGGTGGGCAACATATAGAGACACTCTTTGATAACAATACTTTAACAGGTAGAAAGCCAGATACAGTTGAATTTAGATTTAATTCTGTATCGGCTTCTAATCAAAACTTAGTACAAGCTCTAAGTGGTAGTGATGAAAAATGGGGTATTAGTATAAGAGATGATGATACAACTACAGACAACGTTGCATTTATAGATTTTAAATTATCAGGCTCAAATGGATTTGTATCAATGTCTACAAGTACAATGCCTTTCTATGATGGTGAATTTTATTCTGTAATGTTATCAAGAGAATCTGGTAGTGGTGGTTCTCTTGCAACCGATAGTGGTTCTAAAGCACACGTTACTAAGTTTACTTTGGCTGCTAAAAAATATGATGCTGGTAGAAGTGTTATAAATTATTCCTCAGAAGTAACTATGTCTATAAGTGGTAGTGCATCATCATCTTATAATGATTCTTACTCAAGTGCAGATACTGTCAGAATAGGTAACAGAACTACTAATTTTGGTGATTACTTATCAGGTTCTATGATGGAGTTTAGATATTGGGCTACACCACTTACGATGTCAGCATTTAACAACCACGTTAGTTCACCAAAATCATATAATGGAAATCATCCATCAGCTTCGTACACCGATTTACTATTCAGATTAAGTTTTGATGATAATAAAGATTTAAGTAATGCTGCTAATGCACAATTACAAGATAAGAGCGCTGACATATATCTAACAAATGTAACAGGTAGTGCTAAAGGGTTTACAGGTAACTTCTACGCATCTGTAGAAGATGAGGATAAGATGTTAGTTCCAAATGTAGGACCTAAGAAAGAATCAAATGTAAAAGTAAGGGTGATAAGTAGTAGTTTAGAAGATGGTGGTTTATCACCACACATACCTGGCTTTCCAGCTAAGAGAGCAGAGAAAAGTTTGTTAGACACTTCACCAACTGATTCACAAAAGGTTGGTATATTCTTTTCACCTACGGATGTTATAGATGATGATATTATTCGTTCTGTAGCTGATTTAGATTTCAACCAATACATAGGTGACCCAAGAGATATAAACGATGTAAGATATAGAAAACTACACGAGATAAGAAATGCTTACTTTCAAAAGTATTCATCACCAAATAGTTTTTGGGATTATATGAGGTTGATAAAGTATTTTGACCAGATAATTTTTAAACAAATAGATAAGTTGATGCCAGCCAGAGCTAAAGCTGAGTATGGGCTTGTAATAAAACAGAATATACTCGAAAGAAGTAAACAAAAACTTACTACTTCAATGAGTTTTGAAGAACCTAACTTTAATGGACATATTGACGCATCACAATATGCAAAAGATGCTACATTAATTTTAACAGGTAGTGTAAGTGATAACGAGGGTATTATATCAGGCTCTACGGAGATATTCAATGTACCATCGGTTGTTAAATTAAACTATACTGGTTCACATAAAGGATATTGGGGTAATACTTATGGTACAGCTTCAATAACTAAAGGTGGTCCTGAATATGTATTTGAAGAAGTATTACAACCGCAGTTAACAGGTTCAAGATTATCAGCTCATAATTTAGAAGCTAAGTACTTTTATAGTAGTTCATTAAGTGCTTCATTAGGGGTTCATAATAAGTATTACGCATATTCTTCATCATTTAACAGAAGTACTTTTGATACAAAATATGACCAGTTTAGCGCATTAGCTAACTTGATGTTTGAGGGATGTAAACAAACAAATAAAACAACTGTTTTAAACTCATATTCAAGTGATTTTAATCCCGTAGAAACGAATGATACAACACCATTACGTATAGTATCACAAGAACCTGGTAAATCGAAACTTAGAATTGAATAATTTAATGATAAAGTATATTTATAGTAGAGAAATAGTTATATTACCGAATATTATTTTAGGAGCAAAAAATGGGATTTCTTGATAACACATCGCAGACGATAGATGCTATCCTAACCAAAAAGGGTAGGGAGTTACTAGCGAGAGGAAATAATGAATTTAAAATTACTAAGTTTGCACTTGGTGATGATGAGATTGATTACGCATTGTATGATGTATCTCATCCAGATGGTACTAACTCATATGGTGCGGCGATAGAAAATATGCCGTTGATAGAAGCTATACCTGATGAGAATCAGATTATGAGGTATAAGTTAGTAACCTTACCAAAGAATACTGTTAAATTACCAGTTATTACTTTGGCAAGTTCTGCACTTTCTTTTTCAACTGCAAACGAACAACAAACTATATCACCATCAACAACAAATGGTAACGATGGAAAGAATGGATACACCTTTATATTACACAACGCAGATGCAGCAGATTTATTTGTCGCAGCTGGTGGTGGTGTTGAACAAAGAGGTGGTACGGTACCAGTATTCTTGAGTGATGCAGATAGAAAGAGAAGCACTACAGTTGTTGGTAAAACTGTTAACGTGATTTCAAGAGCTACTACATCTACTATAACAACTCAAATGACAATATTCGGTAATGATTCAGGCGCTTCTAAAACAATCACAGTTACCGTAACGGCAAATAGTTAGGAGTAAAAAATGGCTGAAGTATACACCGGATTTAATAATGAAGAAGATGTTGTAACAGAAGTTCAACAAACTTTAAGTTCAGGAATGTTTAGTGGTGGAGTCGGAACACTTTCTACATTCTTTACATCTTCTGCTCAAAGTAGTAGTAATGGTAAATATTTTTACGATGTTTACAAAACAAGTCCTGCAACTGATAGTGAAGCTGAAGTTCAGTTTTCAATAGCATTTGGACACTACGATGGAAGTGGTAGTATTGGAGTTTTAGGTTCTTCTTATACAGATAGACCTTCAGCTGCTGTCTACTCTCAGTTTAGAAACTTATTGTTGGCACCAAATGATGATAAGTTTACTTTTACACCATCTAAAGATAGAAAACACATTTACGTTATATCGATGGCTAGAGCTCGTATGAGAGAAAAGATGGATCCAGGTAATTGGGAACTTCATCTAAGTGGTAGTGCTGCTAAAAAGATAAGTTTGATTGATGATAGTGGAGCAACCACAAATCCAACTGTCAATCAAGGTGGTAGAGTGTTTAATGTTGTTAGTGGTACTATAGCAAGTGGTGATGCTGTAACAAATACAGCGGCTGCTAGTGAGACAACCGATGGTGCTTACGGATTATTTTATCCTGATATGGGTATTATTGTTCTTAATGGACAGAAATTAGACCAAGGATATCTTGCATTAGGTACTAATACTGGTTCAAACGCTGCTCATAACAACTCACAAAAACTTTTTGCAGCTGTATCACGCTCTGCAAACTTTGTAGCTAGAAGAGAAGAACAATTAAGTACTACACATTACTTCTGTAGAGTAACTAATAAGAAGTATAACTTTAGTACTAATCCAACTTTCTTTACTCAGTCAGATGGTAGTTTAACTGTTAGTTCTATGCAAAACGATCCAAAGGTTTATGTAACTACAGTTGGATTGTATAATGATAACAACGAACTATTGGCTGTAGCTAAATTAAGTAAACCGCTTTTAAAATCATTTAGTAGAGAAGCTATAATCAAAGTTAAGTTAGACTTCTAAAAGGAGTCATATGTTTAAGACTTTCAAAGACGGTGATACCTCAGTAGAATCGTTTAAGACCCATAAACAATTCACTGTTACTGATATGGATAGTGGTAGTGGTGTCTTTGGGTTTTCTGTAGAGAGTGGTTCAGCCCATATATTTTCATCGGGCTCAGCAGATTCTGCTAGTTTTTTTGAAGGAACTCCATCACCAGATAACAAACCATTCGCAACATATTATGCTTTACCAAGTTGGTTTACCATAAATCAATTATACTATGCTAGAAAAGATGAACCTTACAATTCTTATGGTATTGGTAATGTAGCTGATAAGAAAATGACTTTACACGGTACAGCTCAAGTCATAACAATTCCACAACAATTATTTGGTGAAGAAATAAAGCCAGGCTCTGTAACAATTACAGACAATGGTGGTGCTACAACATATACTTTAAAAGATGATGGTAAAGGAAATATTTACGATAACGCTAACTCATCATCATTCGCCTCGGGAGCGACAGGTTCTGTTGGTAACATATTCTACTCACACGGTGTAATGGTAATAACAGATACAGGTTCTTATTCTGTAGTAGGTTCTGACGTAGGTAGTGATGGTTTTGAAGTAGACTTTAGAGCTACTCAAACACATTATGAATATGAGTATAATTGTTACGTAGATAGAAATGAATTTAATGGTACAACTAATATTAGTATAGCTAAAAATAGAGGTGGTAGACACGAAATACCATCAGGCTTACCAACTTCTTTTGTACAGAGATTTTTTCCACCAGGTGATAACCCAACAAATGGTACAGGTTCTTTTAGTGGTAGTTACAGTGCTGCCTCTGAATCTATTAACTTGGCTACAAGTAGTTTATTTGAACCCTACATAAGTACAATAGGATTGTATAACGATAAAAACGAATTGATGGCTATTGGTAAATTAGCTCATCCAATTAAAAATGATAAAGATTTGATGTTGAATTTTGTAGTGAGGTTCGATGTATGATAAAATTAAAATCACTACTTCTTGAGAGAATTGATTACTTAGAAACTGCAAAGAGTTTAGTAAAAGCATATAAACTAAAATCAAAGGTAAGATTTGGTAAGATGCGTGGTAATAATAAAGCAGATTATGATTGGATATCAGATACGATAAATCTAAAACCATCATATCCAACAATGAAAGATTTTTTAGTAACAGTTCTACACGAAATCAAACACGCATTAGATAGAAAAAAATTAGGTAAGGCTAGATATCAAAGAGAATATGAGATAGCTGGTGAATTAGCTATACAAAAAGGTGGTGATTTTCACGATGATAATAAGTTCGAAGAACAGGCAGAGGCGTGGGGATTAAAAGAATATCGTAGGTGGAAAAATAAAATTTAATATCAGGTTTTTAAACCCTATTTACTGGAAAAAGTTTTAAAGATTTAAGAAGAAAATAATACCATTATTGAAAACTCAATCAGCAAAAGCAAAAGGTCGTAGACTACAAAAAGAAATAAAAGAGCTTATACTTGAAAAATTTTCTTCGTTAGAAGAAGATGATGTTCGTTCAACAAGTATGGGTGCTAGTGGTGAAGATATATTATTATCACCAGCTGCTAGAAAGTTATTTCCTTTCTCTGTAGAGTGTAAAGCTCACGAGAAACTTAACATATGGTCAGCGATTGAACAAGCAGAAGAAAATGCAAATGAACATACACCTTTAGTGGTATTTAAAAGAAACAGAAGTAAACGTTACGCAGTTTTAGAATTTAAAGACCTACTAAAGTTATTAGATGGATAATACAATACTCAATATTTTATCTCGAGCGATTGGTTCAACATATACTAAATTAAAAAAGACAGATGAGTATATGTTCTGGTCACCATTCATAACTCATCATAAACCTAAATTACAGATAAACATCAAAAGTCAAAAGTGGCATTGTTGGGTATCAAATCAAGGTGGACATAACTTTTATCAGTTATTTAAAGCAGTTGGTGTATCTCAATCTGATTGGAGTGATTTAAAAGAATATCTAAACGAACAAGATGATTACTATGTTGTAAAGACATCTAAAAATCAAAAGATAAAGGTAAGCCTACCAAAAGAATTTAAAAGATTAAACTACGATACATTTAACACACCATTAGAAAAAAGATGTATAAACTTTCTAAAAGAAAGAGGATTTGACAATAATGATATAATCAGATATGGTGTTGGTTACTGTGAGAGTGGAGAATATTCAGATAGAATTATTATACCATCCTATGATAAAAATGGTAGATTAAATTATTTTATAGCTAGAGATTTATACGATCGTGGTATGAAGTACAAGAACCCACCTGTAAGTAAGAATATCATTTGTTTTGAAATGTATATTAATTGGGAAGAACCAATTATCTTATGTGAGGGTGTATTTGATGCTATGACAATAAAAAGAAATGCTATACCATTGTTAGGTAAGGTTATATCAAAAGAATTGATGTTAGCTTTACTTGATAAAAAAGTAAAAGAAGCTTACATTGTTTTAGATGGTGATGCTAAGGTAGATTCTCTAAGACTTAGTAGAGACTTAGAATCTTATGGTATACAAACTAAAATGGTAAAGATGGATAAAGATGATCCTAATGAATTAGGTTACAACAAAATATCCGAGAAAATAGATAATACAAATAAACTAACTTTTAATGATATCATTAAATCAAAGTTAGAAGGAAGCGGTTTTGAAAAACGAAACAAGAGTTATTGATACTTCAATAGATAAGTTAAAAAGAATATATCATATATCAGATATACAAATAAGAAATCTTAAAAGACATAAAGAATTTGAATTAGTATTCAATAAACTTTATGAAGAGATAAAAAAACAACCTGAAGATAGTGTTGTTTATATTGGTGGTGATATAGCACATAGTAAAACAGAGATGTCGCCTGAGTTAGTAGACCAGTTGTCGAGGTTATTTAAAAACTTATCTGATATAGTTCCAACAATAATAATCGCAGGTAATCACGATTGTAATCTAAATAATCAGCATAGATTAGATGTATTGACACCGATTGTAGAGAATCTAAATCATCCAAATCTATATTACTTTAAAGATAGTGGTGTCTACAAGTTTGCTGATGTATCATTTGTTGTATGGGATGTTTGGGATAAAGAAGAAGATTATCTTAGAGCTGAGAATGTAGAGGGTGATACCAAAGTATTGTTGTATCACGGAACAGTAGACCAATCACTAACAGATTTAGGTTTTAAACTACCAAGTAAAGTTAAGATGGAAAGTATGGATGGGTTTGATATGGTTTTACTTGGCGATATTCATAAGATGCAAACATTACAAGAGTATGATAAATCAAGTGGTAAACCTATTATAAGATATTGTGGTTCCTTAGTACAACAAAACTATGGAGAAGCATTATTAGGACACGGAATATCTGTTTGGGACGTTGAATCACGTACATTTACACATAAAGAACTTCCTAATGATTATGGGCATATAACTATTGATGTAGTAGATGGAAAGATTGTTACTGAAGATTGGGCGACTTTGGTTCCAAAAAATGGTAGGTTAAGATTACGTTCTAAAAATACAACTGATACAGAATTAAAAAAGGTATTATCAATTATAAAAAATGATAATCCTAAATTATCAGAAAGTAAAATATATAAAGTAGATAGTATTATAACAGATAATTCTACAGGCAATAAAATAAGCATTGGTGATGTATCTAATGTGGATTACCAAAACGAATTAATTTTAAACTACGTAAAAGATGAATACTTTGTAGATGATAATACTGAACTAAAGATAAAAGAAATCAATGATGAATTAAATCAAGTATTACCAGAAGAAGATGTACAACGAAATATAAATTGGAAGATAAAGAAATTTGAGTTTGATAATATGTTTAGTTATGGAGAAAACAATGTAGTTGACTTTACTAAACTAAATGGAATTATTGGAGTATTTGCACCTAATGCTAGTGGTAAATCTGCTATGTTAGATGCACTATCGTTTTGTTTATTTGATAATTGTAGTAGAGCTTACAAAGCAGAGATGGTTTTAAATAATAAAAAAGATAGGTTTAGATGTAAGCTAAATATAGAAATTGATGGTGTAGATTACTACATTGAAAGAAAAGGTAAAAAACAACGTAATGGACACGTAAAAGTAGATGTTAATTTTACTAGGTGGGATGAATCACTAAATCAAATGATATCTATGAATGGTGACCAAAGAAGAACAACTAACAACAACATTAAAAATGTTATTGGTAACTACGATGATTTTCTTTTAACAACATTATCATCTCAGAATAACTCAGGTATATTTCTTGATAAAACACAAAAAGAAAAGAAAGAATTATTAGCTCAATTTATGGGTATTGGTGTGTTTGATAAGTTATGGCAGTTAGCATCTGAGAAAGTAAAAGAAGAATCAGCTATATTAAAAAGTTTTCAAAAATCTAACTTTGAAGATGAGCTAACTACAACAATGTCATTAATAGATTCAGAGAAAATAAAACTAAAAGATTTTACAAATCAATTACAAAAGATTGAGGAAGAAAAGAGTGATGAAGAAAGTAAAAGATTTAAGTTAGTATCAGAATTAAAACCTATTGATAATGTAAAAGATATTGAAGAACTAAATGAAAACTTAGAAGATGTAAAATTAAAAACTAAAAGTTTAGCTGATGAGTTTTCTAATACAGAAGAAAGAATAGAAGAAGTAGAAAACGAAATAAAAAAGAATAAAGTTAATATTACAAAGCCAGATTTATCTGAACTTGAAAATGAGAAAAGAAATTTACTTAATTACGAAAAGTTAATACTAACCTTAGAATCAGAAATACAAGTTGAACAAGGCGCTATTGATAAATTACAAAGTTGGAAATGGAATGAAGATTGTGATGCTTGTACAACTAATCCATTTGTAAAAGATGCTAAAAACGCTATTGAATCTATTCAATTACATAAAGAGCAGAGAACAGAATATTTGTCGGATATAGAAAAGATAAAAAATAAAGTGAATAGTTTAGAATTAAAAGAAGATGAGTATAACGCATTAACAAAGATAGTAGAAAACTTAAATATAAAATTACAAAAACTATCAAATAACAAAGAAGTAATCATAGAAAAAGCTAAATCCTTAAAACAAAACAAAAAGTATATCTTAGAAGATATAGATAAGTTTGAAAGACAAAAAAAATCTATTATACACAATAGAATTGTAGAGAAAAAAATAGAGGAATGTGATACAGAGATTAGTATACTAGAATCTGGTATTAAGGAATATGCTGGTAAAAAATATGATGCTGATAAAAATATAGCAGTATTAGATAGTAAAAGAAAAGGTTTGTTAAAGAGTATTAGTGAAATGGAAGAGTTAGAAGATAAGGTAGGTGCTTATCAATACTACTTAAGCGCTGTTAGTAGGGATGGTGTTCCATATAAACTAATACAAGATGCTTTACCAACTATAGAGGGCGAGGTGAACAATATCCTATCTCAAATCGTAGATTTTGGTATTATTTTCGAAATGGATGGGAAAACCATCAACAATCATATTGTTTATGATGATGATAATATCTGGCCTCTTGAGTTATCAAGTGGTATGGAAAGATTCATATCATCACTCGCTCTCCGAGTTGGTTTAATAAATGTATGTAATCTACCAAGAGGTAACTTCCTCGCTATAGATGAGGGATTTGGCTCTATGGATAGTGATAACCTAAACTCTATATACAACTTCTTTCAGTATCTAAAAACACAATTCCAATTTGTTGTTATTGTATCTCATATCGAACAAATGAGAGATACTGTAGATACACTATTAGAAATCAAAAAACAATCAGGCTATAGTAATATTAACTTTGGATTCTCTTAGCAGGTAATTTTACAGTACCTGTCGGTTTCTTATCTAAACTTAGTATTAAACGAGTTAATACTGCAGACATTGTAGTATAGTTATCCTTAGAGTATTCCTCTAATTTCTGTTTTACTTTTTTATCTAAAGTAAAATTATATCTTTTTTTCATATATACACACCCAATACACACTTTTATAATAATTATATGTAAGTAGTGATATTTATTTACAACTATGGCTTTAATTCGCAAAACAGTAAAAAAACAAAATCTAAATCAAGTACAAGTTTTTGTAGAGGATACTAATAATACCTACTTTAATTTACTTGATTTACCACCCGTAATTCCTACTGGTCGTTCTTCTATATTAATAGATGGTTCTGATACTCTTAAAAAAGAAACGGATATTCTATATGAATTAGTAGATGCTAATGGAGAACCGATTTACGTAAATCCTATTAGAAATTACTTAGAGGGTACATCAAGAAGATTAACTATAGAGGTTTACGAAAACGCACCAGCTGGTTTAGCTACACTTACATTATTAGGTGAGATTAATCCTGACCCAAATTTAAATGGTGGAATAGAAATACCACCAGAATTTCAAGGTGTTTACAATGTAAGATATCAAGCACAAATTTTATTAGACCCAGCAGCTCCTAACAATGAAAAGATTATATTTTTAAGAGCACCAAAAATATCTGTATCTGAAACATTAGTAAAAGAGGTAATTCCAAGAGTAGGTGAACGAGAAGTAAACATACAAATAAGTGGAAGTTTATCAGGTAAAAGAGTTCCGTTTGGTGTACAACAATTTTTAAATCCGTGGTTGATTCAACCAGGTAATATTGAGTTAGATTTTCTTGATGATACAAAACCAACGGGTGTTTTAAGAAATAGAAAATATGAAGTTAAGTTAAAAGCTAGTGTAGATGGTGCAGTAAAAAATGTAAACTTCGATTGGGGTGATGGTACTACAGATACATTTAATCCACAAAATATAAATGGAACTCATACATATACAAAGGCTGGAACTTATACAGTAAGAGCAGTTGGTAATTCACCATTTGGTTTTGGTGGTAAAGATGATGTAACAATCACAGTAAACCCACCAGCAACACCAAGTGCTAGTATGATTATATCGGATGGTACTATTAATGAAGCCTCTGCTAATGAAACTGAATACCTAACTGGTAGTTTAGACCCAATCAAAGATACTAACTTTACACGAGCTAGATTTAGATTTAGTGATAGAAGTATTATTTCTGCTAGTAGTGATGTATCAAATAATCCAGATGATAATTTAGATGATACAACATTTGTTTGGGAGTTCGGTGATGGTAGAGTTCTTGAGGTAACAGGTTCTGCAGGTAGAAAGGTAATACACGAGTATACAGGTAGTGGAACATATACTGTAAAACACACTGTTAAAAATAATTACGATGCACAAAGTGATGTTGTAAGTAGAACTATATTAGTTGCACCTAATCCACCTGTCGCAGATTTTACAATATCTAATTCAGTAGTTACTTCTAGCACTAACTTTAATGTTACTTCTTCTGCAACAGTTGGTAGTGGTGCAGAAATTGATAATTTTTATTGGTATTTTGATAGAGCCCGTCCAACTGGTAGCCAGTTTTTAAATTATGCACCTAATGGTATATTTGGTAGTGCTTTAAGTGGATTTTGGGATGGGTATAGTGTAGGTAACTCAAGTGTAACAAGACAATCAAGTGTTAAGTATAGTGGTTCACACGCTTTAGCACAAGCACCAAATGCTGATGAGGCTTACTACGGACACTATCGTGGTAGTAGTACTGCTAATCTAGCACCAGCTACTCAATCGGATGGATTTACGATAGATGCTTATGCTAGATGTGATAGTGGTAATGCTTTTGTTAGCCTAATGTTATTTGGTTTAGATGAGAATTTTGAAACTATAGGTTCTTTAGATGACCAATTTGGTAACATTGTTGAATCACCATTAACACAAGTAAACTCAAGTGGTTGGACGAGATTGCAAGTTCATAGTAGATTTTTACATCCATCTACAAAGTATGCAAGTTTTAGGATAAATGCTAAACAGAGTTCTGGTAAAACAGTATATTGGGATGGGTTTGAATTATACAAAACTACTGTAACAGGCTCTGCAGTTTCAGCATCGTATCAAGCAGCTGGTAATTATAATATTGAACATTGGGCTATAGATTCTCTTGGTAGAAAATCAAATGTAGCTATTAAACAAGTTGTTAATACTCATACAATACCTCGTCCACATTTTTCTGTTAATAACTCTGAGGGAGTTGCACCTCTTACTGTTAGATTTACAGAGGATGGAGATGGAAGTCCTACTTCAAGAATTTTAAAAACTGGCATATCTGATATAGAGATGTCAGCATCTTCACAAACTTCCGATATAACTTATACTGAACCAGGAACTTACACACCAAGAATAGAGGCTTCATTTACAGGTGGTACAAAAACATTTATAGGCGCACCCATACGAGTAGGACAACCTGTTCCAAATATAGATGTTGTATCAGGTTCTTCTACAGTAGAAACAGGACAAGAATTTACTCTTGTAGTTAGTGGTAGTTCTAATCAAGTTTCATCTACGCCTGGTCAGCTTAAACAGATATCAGTAGCTTGGGGAGATGGTTCAAGTGATTTACTTACGTATCCAAATGGTATAACATTAAAAGGTACTAATTCATCTAGCGCAGATTTTACTCACACATATACTACTGCTGGTAGTTACAAAGCTAGTATTGTTGCAACTGATGCAGCTGATATAGCATCAGTAAGTAGTAGTTTAGCAGTTACAGTTAACGCTTCTACTGCAGTAGTATTGAATGATACCGATATAATAATAGATGATGATACGGTTAGTAATACACCTACTGCATCACTATCATTTGGAAATCATACAGCAATAACAAGAGCTAATGCATCACATAGTGCTGCTTACGCAACTGAGATTACTGCTTACACTTGGAGTTTAAATGATTCGGATGGTGCTGAACTAACTCGACTTGGACACGGAAAAAATGTAGATTTTATAGTTGATGATAGTGATATAAAATCTGTTGGCTTACAAGTTGGTGTACACGGAGTGCAAAGTAATAAAGTTTATTACCAACTTAATGCTGTAGACACGAGTGGTGATGCTAAAGAAAATGCAGTTACTCAAGATGATGATAACAATTATGATGATGGACAATCACAAGATTCTAACTCAGATAGAAACGCATCTAACTCAGGACAAAATAGTGATAATGATGGTACGTATGATACAAGTGGGGATGATAGATACGATGAACAACAAAATGCTGGTAGTCCTATTGTACAAGATTATGAAATTACTTTAGATAGTTTATCAGGTAATAGAAAAGTAGGTAACTCAATTTATGGTGCTAAAGTAAAAGTAGATAGATATGAACTCTTAGATTTTGCTAAAGGTGCAGGATATACTGTTACTGATTTAATAAGTCAAAACTTACCTTATGAGTTTGATATAGCTGATATACAAAATGGTAAGATAATACCATCTGCCAAACCCTTAGTTTTCAACAATACAGTAGCTGATTTATCTAAAAAGTTAATTGAAATTCCTGATTTAGCAAGTTCACCATATACTATGAGTTTTAACGAGACTCAAGAGTATGATTTTAACGAAGTTAATTTTATATCGAAAACAAATATTAGATTATCTAATCTAAGAACTGTATCAGGTGATGTTTACAGAGCAAAAGTTTACTATAAAACAAGAAATGATTCTGAATATAAGTTTTTAACAGAAAGAGTTTTAGAAGCTAGAGAAGAACTCGTAGATAAGTTACATCTAAAAGGTAGATTGATGAAAGGTTTCTTCCCAACATCATCTATATTCACATCGTATTGGTCGGGTTCACAAGGTACAGAAGCTGGATATATAGGTGGGAATGAAAGAGGGCTTCTTATAGAAATGACAGGTTCAACTGCTAGTGTATCTGACATAACAGATTCAATTCTAATATCAGGTTCTAACTATTCAGAAAAAGATAATGTAGCACTTTGGTTAAAAGATACATCTACAAGAAATGTGGCTACCAAAGGTAATGTATCAGCTGAAAATCGTCCTTTAATATTTGGAGGACAAGAATATAGTTTAAGATTTAATGCTAAACCTATAAAAGCTCCTAAACAAGTTAGGGAAAATGATAGTTTAGTTGAAAGACAAAAGGCAGAATTAAAAGTTTACGTATCTGGTTCTGGTTTGAATCTAACCAATAAAGGTGCTGATTTCAAATCTACACCGTGGGGTTACTTAATAGGTATAGTAAATCCTGATGATAAAGGTCCTGATGCTAATATTACATTTCCAAAGAGTGTATACCAAAACTTTATCTTAGAGGATACAGCTAGAGCCACTTTACAATTTGTAGCTACCGCTGGTAGATGGTACATTAATAATGTTTCATTAAGACAAGCTAGAGAATCAGGCTTTAATCCAAACAATATGGATATAATAACTGATACGCCAGAATTAACACAACGTCCTCAAAAGATAACTTATAAAGTAGAGTACTTTACAAAAGATGGTAAGCAAGCTGACTTAGTAACTTACACACCAAACTCTACTGATATACAAGGAAGTAATACGGTATTTTCTGGTGATGACAATGTTATGCCTGGCACCCTTACAATTAATAATGGATTAGGTGAGGGGCAAGGGTTTGAATTAAGTGGACAGAGTTCAGCTTACTTTAGAACTAAATCATACAAAGGATTTGAAAAAGCTACTACAGGTGAAGGTCCGCCTGGTATTATTATGTTTAGTGGTAGTGTTGGTGAATCTATAGATTCAGCTGAAACTTACGATGGATTGGGATTAGAATTACACGCTGGTGGAGATGAGGGTTCACTTAAATTTAGAAGTAATCCAAGTGTCTTTGAAGTAAAAGCTAAATCATTTTTCTTAGGTAGTGATTCTCAATTTGTAAGTGGTAGTGGTGGTAATATAGAAATAAGTTCTTCAAACTTTCATTTATCATCAAGTGGAGATGTTGCAGTAAAAGGTAATATAAAAGCTGAAACAGGTGAGATTGGTGGATTCACGATAGGTAGAGAAAAGTTATCTGGTGAAACCTTTTACTTGAGAGGTAATGCAGATGAGACATCTACAACTGATACCGGTATATTTATAAGTTCATCTAACTTTCAAGTTAGAGCTAGTGGTGAATTAAGTGCTAGTGCTGGTAATATTGCAGGATGGAATATAGGTGGTGCAACATTAGAATCAGATAATATAATATTCAGTAGTACAGGTTCAATTAGAACAAAAGATTATGTTCCAAAACAAAAAGGTTGGGCTATAGATGATATAGGTTTTGCTGAGTTCTCAAATGTATTTGTAAGGGGAACGTTAGCTACAACAACCTTTGAGAAACAAACTGTTAATGCAGTTGGTGGTAGATTACTTGTAAGTAATGCTACTACTATAAGTGGTAGTGTTGGTGCTAGTGCTACAGCGATTCCAGTTCAAAACGCTGCAGGATTTAGACCTGGTGAATTACTATTTTGTAAGAAAGTAGATGATACAGGCTTTAACTCTGAGTTCTTAAAGTTAACAGCTGCTTTCTCTGCATCAGACCAAACAGGTAACTCTACTGGATTTGACCACGCTCTATCAGCCTCAAGAGCAGCTGCTGGTAGTGTTACAGGCTCTATAGGTAACTTTAGTGGAGAAACTTCTGCAGCTACCACATATGAGGATGGACAAGTTATTATTAGTTTTGGAAGACCAGGTACAGGATTCATAGATATAAATGCTAATCCTACTGATACCGATACACCATACATAGATATTGTAGAATCAGGTAGTGGTGGATTTTCAAGAAAAGCTAGGTTAGGAGATTTAGGTGGATTAGCTGGAACAGGTGCTGTATTCGGTGCAGCAAATCCTGGCTTTGGTTTAATGTCAGAAAATGTTTTCTTATCAGGTAGAGTTAGTGCAACAGAGGGTAATATAGGTTCTTGGAATATTACAAATACAGGTTTAATTACAGGTAGTAACATAACACTTGATGCAAATAGTTCAAGGATATTTAAAACAGATGAAAATGGTGAATTGGATGGATACTACATTGATTTTACACCAACTGGTTCAAATTTTTATGTAAGGTTTGGAACGGATTTTGCAGTATCTTCAAGTGGACAATTATTTGCTAGTGGTGCAAAAATAGAGGGTGTACTAACCTCATCATTAGGTTTGATTGGTGGTTGGACTATTGGTTCATCTACATTGACAGGTGGAGATGTTACTCTAAGTTCTGATGGTTCTGTAAAAGCTGGAACTTTAGCTAATGCTAGTACAGTAGCAACTACTAACAAAGGATTTTTTGCAAGTGGAAGTGGTGATGTATTAATTAAAGGAGATGATAATAATACAAATTATATTAAGTTTGATGCTGATGGTGGTAATGGTGCTTTAGAAATAAAAACAGGCAACTTCTCAGTAGATAGTAGTGGAGATGTTTCGATATCAGGAGAGATAACGGCACAAACTGGAACTATTGGTGGATTCAATATCGGTACTGATTTAGATGCTTCATCAGGCACATTGAAATTAAAAGGAGCTAGTGGACAACTTACAGCTTCAGCTGCTCAGATTACAGGTAATATAACTGCTACAAGTGGTCAGATAGGCGGCTTTACAATAGATTCCACAACCATATCAGGAAGTGATTTAGTAGTTTCTTCTTCTAGAGGTGGTGCTATAAAGTTAGGGGCTGCCGTTGTTTCAGGAAGTTCTACAAGCGTTACTGGCTCAGATGGTATCTATCTAAGTGGTAGTGGTGATTTTAGTTTCCAAAGAGGAGACTCATTTCTTAAAGGAACATCTGCTGGTTTAGCTATGAACTTTCCATCATTTAGTATTAATACTGCTGGTGATATAAACGCTCAGTCAGCTCAAATAGCAGGAGACATAGCTGCTACATCAGGTTTCTTTGGTTCGAGTGAAACTAATGGTTGGCTTATCGATGGTAATAAGATTCGTAATGTGGGAAATGTATCTGGTTCGATAGAAATAGATGCTACATCCGATTCACCAAATATCACAATCACGAGTGGAAGCTTTATTGGTGAATTAGTTCCTAACTTTACACCAGCTGCTACCATATTACAAGCTGGTGGTAAATCATCTAGTCATACAGGTATGTCAGATAATACACCATCAGGAAATAGAACTCAGGCTACAAGTTTAACTATAAACAATGGACAGACATCTTCACCTATATTTCTATACGCTGGTGATTCAGGTTCGGGTGATAATACAATATTTTCAGCTGAGATAGCCTCATCTTCTGGAAGTGTTGATTTAAAAACACTATCAGCTGGTTCAAAATATAAAAGTACTGCAACACTAAAGATTGAGGTAACTATAGCTACACCAAATCACGATAGTGGTGAATACAATATTGGTTTATCTGGAACCCATACCATATCTGGTAGCTTAAAGTTAATGAGAAAGCAAAGTTCTACATATACTGAGGTGGATAATATATCTATAGGTCAGACTGTGTTTCCATCTGGTGGTGGAAGTAGTGATAGTACAACGTTTACCACAACAAAAAATGTATCAGTTGACCACACTGGTGCTGCTGAGGGTTACTATTTTGAATTACATCAATTAAAAGTTACTAATAATGCTTTACAAGAAAATTGGTCTATTTTAAGTCCATTTAAAGAATTTACACAAGCAACGAGTATAGAATCTATTAAGGCTTACTTTACTTCAGTTAAACACGAACCAAGTAACAAAAAGACAGAATTAGCACCATCTGGATTTCAAACTATAGCATTAACAGATACTACACTTGCTAATGAGGCTAATGCTTATTTCCGCGCAGCACCCGAAGAAGATAAAACCGTAGAAATATTAGGTTCAACTCACCTAACAGGTTCATTGATTGTTAGTGATTTCGCTGATGCAAAGGGATTCATAAGACTTGCAGATAATGGTAGTACAGGCACAGGTGTATCATTACAATTTGGTTCTACTCCAACAATCGCTAGAGCAAATGGTTTCTTTTTACAAGAAAGTACTGGCGTAAGTCAACAACCACAAGGTTTAATACTAAATGGACACGGTAGTTCAACTCAAACTGAACTATTTGCATTTGGACGTGATGGACATCTTCACGTTAAGGATGACGTAACTGCATTCTCAACATCGGTAGGCTCTGATAGGAGATTAAAAGAAAATATAAAACCATTAGAAAATAATTTAGAAAAAATATTAGAATTAAAACCATCATCATTTAGATGGAAGATAAATCAAAAGAAAGATGATGTGGGTTTAATTGCTCAAGAGGTTGAACCTATTTTACCTGAAGTTGTTAAGGAAGTACATTCGATAGGAAATGAGGTTGTGGATTTAACTGGTGAGATACATCATAAAACTATTGATTACTCTAAGTTAACAACTTTCTTAATTGGTGCAATTCAAGAACAACAAAAGCAGATTGATGAACTAAAGAAAAAACTTGAGGAGTTGTAATGGCTTTACCCACTTCAGGTCCGATACATATGGGAGCATTGGCTGATAATAACAGCTCTGCTAGTAGACAAGATTTAGTTTTGTCCACATTGGCAAACCAATTCGCATCAGGTTCTCAAGTTGGTGATGTGGATGGAAATAGTACTGCTAATCAAACTGCTGATAGAGATGCTCTAAAAGCATCACCATTTGGATTATCTGAATTTCGTGGTTCTAATATACCTAATGCTTCTTTTGATAGTGTCGAACCTCAATTAGCAGATGGTACTGATGTAACAAGTAATGGTTATGTTGATGGTGAAAGTGCTCAAATAGAATTTGTAAGAAATAATACTGATTTAGGTCCAAGTTTTACTGTTGGTGTGAAAGCTGTATCAAACAATGCAATTTTAGCATCTAACACGGTAAACGTTGGAACCGATACTGGCACATTAGACATTCCCTTTACTGCACCCACAACTGCTGAAGCTGATGATAAATACTATGCTTTTGTTTCAACTGGTACTTTTGAAAATGCAACTGGTGCTACCATAAACCATTTTACTGCAATAGATAATGGAGTAACACGAGTAAAGAATGCAGGTGGTAGTATCGTTGAAACAGTCTTCGTCTCATCATCAGGTGCCAGTATTAGTAATCCAGTAGTATCTACTTCAGTAAATACAGGAACTCAAGTTAGTAAATCTATAACAGGTAAATCAGCGGTAATCAATGGAGATGGTGGTACTATAGCTGCTACACTTGTTAGTGAAAGTAATTCTGGTAATACAACATACTCTATATCTAATACACCAGGTATTTTAAGATTTCAAACCTCACACGTTGGTAATCCATCAAAAGCAAGAAACGAAACAACTTCACAAAGAGATTTTGAGGTTAAGTATGCACAACAAATAGTTTCTTTACAAGCTAGTGATACAACAGTAAATGTTTCTGCAGTCGATGGTTCAAATAACGTTACCATAACCTGTACTTCAAGAGGTAGAAGTGGAACTGTAACTATAGGACACGATACCAACAATACTCCATCAGATAAAACTTTTACATCAGTTGATGAAGCAGTTTCTACAGTTTATGTTCAAGAAGCTATATCAAAAAATTTTACAATTAGTTCAGCTGGAACATATCATCCAAAAGCTTTTCACGATGGTGATAGTGTAGCTTATGTAGGAAGTTCTATTACAGTAGCACCACAACTTTCTTTTAGTAAATCAGGCAATCAAACTATTAATGTAAATACCACTCAAGCATTTACTATTTCGAGTTTGGTAGGAAATAATGCGAGTGTTGATATATCAAGTGAAGATAATATAGGTAGTGCAAATAACTTAACAAGTGATGGTAGTGGTGCTACAATGACGCCAGGTGCTAACAATAAAGTTTACACAATTACATTCGCTGGTACAGCTGATTACAGTCAAACAAATAACCAAACATCAACTTTAACAGTAAACCCCACAGTAAGTGTTAGTGTGAGTCCTGGTTCAGGTACACACTATCCAACTACAGATACACACGGTGATTCGATAGCAAGTAGCACTCACGGTATAACAGCAACAGAGTTTACATTTGCACCTAGTGTTGTAGGTAATAATATTACATCATTTAGTTACTCTATAACAAATTTTTCTTTTACAAGTGGTAATAGTTCTACACAAGGTACAGTAAAAGGTAAGTATACTTCAGGTGGTTCTAAGAGTTCAGATTTGACTGTAAGTGGTCAGGATAGTACAAGTGGTACAACAAGTTTTGACCAAACCATAACTGCAGTTACAAAAGCATTTACAGGAGGTGCTCTTGATGGAGTATTGAGAGAAGGTAGTGATATCACATTATCTGGTGTTAGTGCAAATTTTGTACAAAATATGAGAGTACAAAGATACAATGGTAGTAGTTTTGTAAATATCTCAGCTATTACATCAGATATATCAGGTGCTGTTACAGTAGCTGATACAGCTGATTTAGAACGTGATACCAATAGTAGTAGAGAAGTAAGAATAATTGATACGGATTCAAGTGCTACTATTGTTAGAAGTTTAGGAAACGCTGCTATTCTTGGACCACTACCAGTGATAGACACTTTCTCTGCTGCAACAGGTAACATACTTGGTGAAATAGATTTGACTATTAGAACAACTAATGCTAGTGCAGCTAGTGTAAATCAAAGTGTAGGCTCAGTATCAGTTGATGATGATGTAGCTCAAACAGGTATTGGTAATAACACAAGTAGAACATATACTTTGACTGCAACTAATGCTGATAGTGAATCTGTTACTGCAACTGCATCTGCTACAACAATCAACCCATCTTTAAGTTTAGGCACCCCATCTCTAACATCTTGGACAAAAGGTGATACAGGTAATTTTACAATAACATATACTAAAAACTTTGATGATGCTGTAGATATACAAATGGGTGAAGGTTTAGATACAGGCACTGGTGGAACTGTTTATCAAAGTATTAGTGTAAGTGTTCAAAGTGCCACCGTTACATTTGATAGAAATCAAATGCACGGTACGACCTTTGGTACAATAGTTGATTTCAGAATTGGTAGTAGTGCTTCGGGTAAAGTAGTAAATAATAATGCTGCAACATTCTCTGACTTCTCAGCACCAGGTCAAGCAAGTAACAATAGTTCAGTAGGTACGAGTGGTACAGCTATAAATATTAATTTTAACGCAGGTAGTAATGCAACTAGACATATTGTATATAATATAACATCAGGTACAAACTCTGGAAATATTAGTATGCCAACCACTTCACATACATTTACTGGATTATCAACCGGCACAACATTTACATTCAGAGTAGATGCTATTAGAGATGTAACTACAACACCAAATGGTAGCTCAACAACAACTACAAAAACAACAACTGGTGCTACTTTTACAGTTGCAACATTTACTTGGGATTCATTTATTGTCAAAGGTGATAGTATGTCATCAACTAGTGGTGTTGGTTTTAGTACGAATCAAGAAGATGCAGTACTTGCAGGTGCTGATGAAGAAAAAGAACTTTTCTATCGTTCCGATATCCACACACCTGGTTCAAATACAGTCAGATTTTATAATGCTGTAGATGGTAGTGTTTGGTCTGGTGGCACTTCAGGTAAGTTTTTCCAATTTGAAAATACTCACATTGGTATTATCGATAATAGTGGTGATATGACGGCGGGTAATTATATAGCTGTGGGTCAAGCAATACCAAAATCACCAACAAGTTGGTCAGCTACATCTACAGGTGCTTCTAATATAGAGATGAGTTGGACAGATAATTCTGGTATTGAAGATGAATTTGCAATATACAGAAATGCAAGTGGTGCTGCTGATAGTGGTGATACACTAGCAGGTACTGTACCACAAAACAATACAGCATTTGATGATGATAATAGTGGTTCTGGTTTAAGTAACAATAGTGCTCCATCAATTAGTGCATTTGGTGGTGGTACAAGTGATAGTGTAATAATAAGTGGTCAGAGTGTAAATCGAATATTGTTTACAGCAAGTGGTATAGATAGCTATACTCTAAAATTCAACACATCAAATCATAGTAGTGCTTATAGTTCTACTGCAATCGCAAACACAACAAGTGGTATAAGTGGTGGTTCAATAAATCAACTACTTTTACATAGTGGTGTAACAGGTGGAACTACATATTATTATCAGATACAAGCAATAAAAAATGGTAAAACATATTACTACGCAGTATATGCTAAAAATGGTAATACACTAAGTACGAGTGCAGCTACAGGTAATGCATCTTTGAGTAATGTTACAAGTACATCAACAGCAACACAATTAGCAATATCCAATACTCAATTATCATCACCATCCAATTTTGATGACCTTACAACTAGCAGTGAACAAGCTACTGATACATCTCAAGTAAGAAGTTGGAGTTTAACTGGTGGTTCAGGTGATACCACTGTTACGTTTACCAAAGTATCAGGTGATAATATTGGTACACCAAAATTTGCTGCTTCTAAAACTGATAGTACACCAGATAGTTATGTAAATAGTGGCACGACAACTAACTTAGGTACAATGTCAGGTTCTGGTAACATATATGTTAGATGTCAATCATACTATAGTGGTGTTTTAGCTGGTAATTCAGCAGTATACAGAGTTACAGTTACAAATAATGGTGTGAGTGATTCAGCTGACATAAATATTGAAGTTTCATTTGTATAATATATACTTATTAGAGAGGTTATATGGATTTACCAGACATAAGTTACAATAAAAGAGATTTATTTTCAATTCCTTTTTTTGAATGGACTTGCCCCTATCACGACCAAATGGGAAATGAGTTAATTGATATATTTTATCAGTATTCACAAGACAATACACCTAGTGATGTAACACCACATTTAAAAGACAATTTGTATGAATCAAAGTTTAGCTTTATGGATGATATGTGGGAGAATCCAACTGTACAATTCTTTAATCAATATATTAAAGAAAGTGTTGGTAGAATAACACAAGATATAAATAAAGAACAATGGGATGCATTTAAATTAAGATTTGGTGTAGATAAAATACATTGGAAAACTTACATACAAGAGAGTTGGTTTCATATAACTCAAAAAGGTGGTTCACATCAGTTTCATAATCATCCAAATTGTGATTGGGGTTTTATATATTACTTTACTTCTCATACACCAGAGGAGAGAGGTTCTAATAGATTTTATGATATAAGAACGCCTGGCTTAGTTAGATATCAGCTTGGTAACTTATGGAATATAAATGATTCACATTATCCTGTACAACCAGAAGCAGGAAAATGTGTTCTCTTTCCAGCTTGGGTATTTCACGATGCTGACACCTATTTTGGAGAAACAGATAGAATTGTTTTTTCTGCAAACATATCGATATACACACCCAATGGATTTGATTACATACCTCAGGAGATAATAGATGAATGGACAAGAAACCGAAAAGGTTAAATTAGAAGATTTAGTAATCCTAAATTTAGATGGTCCTAAACCAAATTTTGTTGGCGATTACATAGCTTGGATAAATCATAGAGATAGAAACTGGCAAATGCAAGGAGCTGGGGTTCCTTTAAAAGAAGCCAAGTTTTGGTATAAAGAACTATCAAATTGTGAAAGAACCACTAATATATGGAATGATTTTATACTACCATCTTTAAGTGAAAAAATAATTAATATGGATGAGTTTAAGGTTGATAGACAATATGCTAATGCTCAAACAGAGGGACAACGGAGTTCTATACATAAAGATGCGAATACGGAAAGAACATATACGTGTTTATTATATGCTACAGAGAGTTGGGCATTAGGTGAAGAGGGTGAAACATTATTTTACAACGATGTAAACGAAATAGTTGCTGGAGTGAATCCATTACCTGGTAGAATAACTGTTTTTAAAGGTAGTATAGCTCACGTTGGAAGACCATTGTACAGAGAATCTAAATTACCTCGTATAACTGTAGCTTTTAAATTATTACCTAAAAATCCTTCTGAAGATAAAAGAGTAATTTATGATAATTGGAATATTTATTGATATAATCAAAAACCTTTTTAGGAGTAAACCTATGAAAACAGATAAAGTTTTAACAACGTTTGATGAAATAATTGAAATAACATTACATCACGAGGGTGGGTATGTACACGACCCAAAAGATTTAGGCGGTGAAACTAATTTTGGAATCGCTAAAAGATTTTATCCAGATGTAGATATAAAAAACCTTACTAAAGAGGGTGCTAAAGAAATCTATAAGAAAGATTATTGGGATAAAAATAAGGTGGATGATTTACCTGAAGATTTAAAACATATCTTTTTTGATATGTGTGTGAATCAAGGTAGAGGAACAGCTGTAAAAATACTACAAAGAGCTATCAATGGTAAGGGAGGTGATTTGACTGTTGATGGTGGATTCGGACCTGGTACAAAAGCAGCCTTAGATAAACACACACCTGAGTTAGATAGAGTTCGTTGTTACAGACTAAAACACTATTACGATTTAGTTAATAGAAAACCTGAACAAGAACGATTCATATTTGGTTGGTATAAACGAGCTCTTTCTGTATGATTAAATTAAAAGATTTATTATCAGAGGGTATAAACGATCCTGGCATATTCAAAGCAGTATTTCTTGCTGGTGGTCCAGGTAGTGGAAAAACCTATGTTGTAAAACAACTATTTGGTATACCTGATAGATACAATATTTCTATGACCGGATTGAAAATGGTAAACTCTGATAAAGAGTTGAAATTTCTTTTAAACAAATACGGATTCGGTACAGAGTTAGATAAGATGCCTGCTGAAGTATTCAAAGACTTAACAGGTAAAGGTGGTAGTGGTTTAAGAGATTTTGGTAAATCACTTACCAAACAAAGAATGAAATTATATCAACAAGGTAAGTTAGGTATGATTATTGACGGTACAGGTCACGACTTTGGTAAGATACAAAGAATGAAAAAAGAATTAGAGGATGATGGATACGATACCTATATGGTATTTGTAAACACATCATTAGAGGTGGCACAGAAAAGAAATCAAGAAAGAGATAGAGTCTTACCAGCTAATATTGTAAAAGATTCTTGGACTGATGTGCAAAAAAACTTAGGTGCATTTCAAGCACTATTCCGAGGTAACTTTATGATTGTAGATAATTCCAAATTTTTAAAGCCAAAACAAGCGGAACAAAAGTTCGCTAGTTTAGTTAAAAAAGGAATTAACCAATTTGTAAAAAAACCTATCAAAAACAAAATCGCAAAGATGTGGATTGAGAAGCAAAAACTTCTGAAAAAATAATAACTTATTGTGAACTCAATCACCTATTAATCGTAATATATATAATATTTATATTGTGAAATAAAGTCTATACCTTTTAGTTCCAAAAGGGTTTCCTATTTTTAATATTTTAACGAGGGATTTTAATGAGAAAATTCTTAGTTGGGTTGATATTGGCACTTAGTTTTGGTTATAGTCAGACACCTATAATCAGACTACTTCAGTCAAAAACCTACGATACACCAATGTTTTGGTGGAGAGATACGGTAACTCATAACTTGAGAACGTACCTAGCAGATGATGCGTCTGCACCAGCTTATAAGAATAACAACTTTGATGCTTGGAGAGATTCGGTAATGACAATGGCTGTTACACTTGATGATAACGGAGCAAGTGTTACTGCATTTCGTTTAGACATTGTATTTGATAATGATATTTTTACTTGGGGACACGATTCAACACGTGTAGAGAAAGGTGCGTATATTAATGGTTGGACTGAGGGTGATAGTTCAGCGGGTGCACATTATTCTTATGAAGTTGTTCATTACGCAAACGTTGGATATACAGATAGTTTGGATGCAGCAAATAATGAAATATCAGCTACAAACAATCGTTATGATTGGTTGAGAATAACTATGGTATCTCACAATGGTAATGTCAAAACATTTGGTAATGGTAACGGAAACCAAACAGAATTATTAAAACTACATTTCAAAGTAGATGATGTAGTTGATAACTTTGCACCCAAATCATTTAGAGTGGCTACAAAGTATGAAGGTAGCGCAGGATATTATACCTACCTAACCAATGGTAACTATGCTGTAAATTATAAAGTATATGTAGACGGTAATGTTGGAACCGAAACCGATGGTATAGGAAACACAAGAGGTGATATAACACTACATCCAAAACTATTAGATGTTGAGGGTTATTTTAGATATGTTCAAGGTAAGGGTAGAGAAGCGGGTGCAGCATTTTCAACTGCAACAGAGAATACGTACCCATATTGGAAAGTAAAATTTGAGTTACACGAAAGAGCCAATGGTAAATCTAATTGGTTGAACTTACAGAATACAGGTAATGAATCAAGTGTAACTGATGAATCTACAACCGATGATGTTATAGGAGATAACTCAACAACATTTACTTATGACTTGAAAGGAACGACAGGACAAGCTAATGTAACAGGTAACGGATTCTTAGGTATAAGTTACTATGATTCAACTTACACCGATGATAAAGGATACTTTAATATTCAGTTACCAAGAAACAACGATTATCGTGTTTCATTTTGGCCGCCTGATGATGATGACGATATAGAAACACATACACCTAAAAAGTTTGATAGGTATGCTATTACAAATATCAATGACGCTATAGCATCATTCAACTTTCAATCAAATAAGTTCAAGAGTATTACAGGTGTGGATACACT